ATGTCCATCACGCTCGAAAACAAGGGCTCGCTCCGCGCGTTCCCGTCCGTGGCGAGCATGTCCAACATGTCGGAGATGTCCGCGGCGAGCGTGGAGACGCAGGACGAGCGGTCGGCGGATGAGGTGCGCGAGGCGAAGGAGGCGACGCTCGCGAGCGACCGCGGCGAGTTCATCGAGGGCGTCGAACAAGGGAAATTCGTCGGGACGAAGATCGCGAACGCACTGGGGGACGTGGCGGGGGAGGTGCGGGAGGCGGCGCTGTCGGTGGGACGAGCGGCGCTGTCGGATTTGACGGATAAGGCGCGGGGAGCGGCGTGCGCGGAGGCGCTTTTGGGGTATTTGACCGGACAAGGGGCGTGCGAACCGATGAGTCACGGCGAGGATAACACGCACGGAGCGGCGATTGCGTTGTACGCACACGCGGCGCAGCTGTTTTACGACGATGCGGGGAAGGTTGAGGCGATTAAGAGAATCGTGGAGGCGCTGCGAAGCGTGCGGGACGCGGGCGCGTTCATCGGCGCCCGAGCGATCGGTAACTTGGCTGCGGACGTCCGTGAAGCCGCGATCGCGATGCTCGGCGAATTGAAGTCCAAGGCGTTGACCGGGGCAGACATCGCCGAGCGAAGGCAAGGCGCGGCGGCCATGGCTGGGATTTGCAAGGGGGTCGGCGTCGCCGCGCTCGCGGACTTACACGTCGTGGATGAGATTAAAAAGGCTATCGAGGACAAAAAGGATCCCGTCGCTCGCGCAGGGGCGTTGTTGACGTACGCGCACATGTGTCGAACCGCTGGTCGTGGATTTGAGCCGTACGCCATCGGTGAAGCTCCCATCGTTTTCACGTTGCTCGGTGATAGAAATGCCGATGTTCGCGAGGCGGCGAATTTGGCGCAGGCTGCCGTCGTCAAGGCGTTGCCTTTGACGGCGATGAAGCTTTTATCTCCGGCATTAAATGCTGGCATGCAGCACAAGGACTGGCAGAGTAAGCTCGGCTCGTTACACATCATGGGCGACCTCGCGAACAGAGTGCCGCAATCGTTCATGCGAGCCATTCCGGATCTGTTCCCGTCGTTTTTGGACACTCTATTCGATACGCACCCGAAAGTTTCTGCGCTTTGTGAAGAAATTCTTCCCAGTATTTGCTGTTGCGTAAAAAATGCGGAGGTTTTGGGCATGATGGACCTCGTATTGAGTGCGATTCGCACACCGCAAAAAGCCACCGAGGACTGCTTGGACAAGCTTATGGAGACGACATTCGTGAACTCCATGGACGCCCCGTCCTTGGCTGTGATTTTGCCCGTCATCTTGCGCGGCCTGCGTGAGCGAACGAAAGAGCTCAAGCAAAAGGCTGCAACGACTTTCGGAAACATTTGCGCTTTGGTCGACGACCCTCGCGATCTGCTCCCGTTTATTCCGGTGTTGTTGCCCGAGTTGGAAAAGGCTGAAGAGCACTCGCATCCAGACTTGCGCGAAGCCGCGACGCGCGCAAAAACGAGTTTGATGAAAGGTATCGACGCGAGCCAGTCCGAGGAGCGCAAGGTTGCGTCGAATATCGTGAAGGAGGCCATCAATGGCGCCGGCGTCAACGTTGACGTCGAGACGCAGTCGTATGCGGCCGCGCTCGGCGGTTGGGTCATGGATTCCGCCCCGTTGCGCATTCCTCCCTCCATCTTATCGAATGACATCAAGCGTGAGCTCACTCCGGTGCTCGAAAGCGCGTTCGAAGGGAACATTCAAGCCATTGAAAAGATTGCCAATGTATCCGTGATGGCATACAAGGGCCTCGACGAATCAGCCCTGCTCGACGAAAGCACGAAGGATTACATCGTCGATCTTCAAGGCATTATTTTAGCCTTTGCCGGTCGCGTGTTACTTCAACGCACGAATTTCACGCTCGAACGTGGTCGCACGTACGGCATCGTAGGTCAAAATGGTACCGGTAAGACGACACTTTTGAATCGCGTCGCGGCGAAGGATATCGCTGGTTTCCCGGAGGACGTCTCTGTATACTACATTCAGCACGAAATTATGAGTGATAAGGAAGAAACGATCGTCGACTTCATGGTTCAAATGGTACCTGAAGGTGTCACACGAGACACCGTCGTCAACACTCTCAAAGAGGTTGGTTTCGACGACGAAAAGATGGCTGCCACTATTCAATCCCTCTCTGGCGGGTGGCGTATGAAACTCGCCATCGCGCGCGCCATGTTGTGGGACGCCGATGTTCTCTTGTTGGATGAGCCAACAAACCACTTGGACACGAGTGCTATCGCGTGGTTGACCAACTATTTGAAGTCCTTAACGAACACCACCATCTGCCTCGTGTCGCACGACTACGACTTCCTGGCCGAGGTGCTGACGGACGTCATTCACTTGAGTGAAAAGACGCTCACATACTATCCCATGAGCTTCCGCGATTTCCAGTCGTTGAAACCTGAAATCGTCGCCGCGTTGCCGAGCAACGACAATGCGATCGCTAAGCAGTCAAACATCGAAGGTGGCTCTGCCGACGGAGCGAAAGAGGCGAAAAAAGAGAGCGGCTTTGCCATCGACCAAATCGGCGACGACCAGCCGTCGCACATCAAACCGATTCGATTCCCCGAACCGGGTGATTTGGAGGGCGTCAAGTCTCGCGCAAAATGTGTCATGTACATGAAAGAGGTATCGTTCGGCTATCCAGGAACTTCAAAGAAGATTCTCAACGGTGCTACCGTGAAAATTACGCAAAACTCTCGAGCGGCGCTCGTGGGCCTCAACGGCGCCGGTAAGACGACGCTTTTGAAGTTACTCATCGGCGCACTTCAAATCGATGAAGGTGTCGGGGAAGTCTGGCGCCACCACAACTTGCGACTGTCCTACATCGCGCAACACTCCATGCAGCACTTGGAAGAGTCTTTGGAGAACACGCCGTTGGAGTACTTGCAAAACCGCTTCTACAATGGTCGCGATAAAGAAATCGCCAAGCGCGCCTCGCACAACTTGAGCAAGGACGAGCTCGCAACATCGCAAGAGCGTGGTAACATCATGGATGTCATTGGTCGCGTGATGCGAGGTAAACATCTGTTTTACGAAGTGCGCCGCGCCGGACGCGAAGAAAACGACACCGATTGGGAAATGATGAGTTCGTTAGAGCGCAAGGATCCGTACGTGATGAAGATGGTGCGTAACTTTGACGAAAAGCTCAAGGCGATGCAATCGGGTATGGATTTACGACCGCTCACCAAAGAAGAAGTGCGCATTCACTTGGAAAACTTTGGTATTGATCAAGATTTGGCCATGGGGAAAATCAAGCGCATGTCCGGCGGGCAAAAGAGTCGACTCGTCCTCGCCGCGGCCATGTGGACGAATCCACACATCATCGCTCTTGATGAGCCGACAAACTACTTAGATAACGATACCTTAGCTGCGTTGACCAAGGCGCTCATTGATTTCAAGGGTGGGGTGATTACGATTTCCCACAACGAGCCGTTCGTGAACGCCGTGTGTGACGAATTGTGGCGAGTCGGCGACGGAGTCGTCGTGACGGAGCCTGTAGCGGGTAAGGCGCCGAAGAAACTTTCTGTGGCTGAACGACGGGCTCTCAAAGCCGGCATCGACGCCGAGGAGGCGACGATGAAAGAAGCACAGAACAACAAAAAACTCACCGCCAAGGAAAAGAAGGAAGCGGCGGCGGCGAAGAAGGCGGCTGCTGGTCCGGTCAAGGATCTGTACGGTCGCGGCAAATAACATTCTTTCAGCTTTTAATTCGAATTGCACTCTCAACAAACTATTTTCTACACAGTCGTCGCTCCCTCGTTGGTGACGACCTCTTTTTCTACAAACTCAAGGATATCGTTCGACGTGATGTTGTCCTGAATTGATTTCCACGTCTTTTCGTAAGTGGTGATGAAATTCGGCGTATCTTTATCCGACCTCGTACGCAAGAAAACCCACGTTTTTTCATTCATATCCCACGTGCACTCGACGATTTTACCATCCAAGCTTTCGAGTGGATCCGTGCGTGTGACAAAATCGTCCTCGAGGCGGGCGAGCGCGCCGCCTTTTTGACCCACAAAGAGCAAACCTTTATCTCGCGATACGCGCAAGAGAAAGTCGACCGAGTTCAACTCTGGAAACTTCCACTTGAGCAGTGCTTCGTACGTTTGCGGGACGTACGGCACATTTGAGGGTTGGAAAATCAATCCATCGCTTTCGTGCGACAGGGCGGGAATGAACTTTTCGATGAATGAGCGCGCAAAATTCAGCGGGAAAAATTCCTTTGTGCGAACAGAAAACGGTTCTTTATGCGCGGCGTAAGCTCCACTCGGACCCGCCTGCGCGAGAAACGCCTTTCTCGGTTCGACGACGAACTCACGCACAATGTTCAATCGCTCCAAGAACGGACGTTGCGTCACGCGTTCGCCGTTGATGGCCATCAAATCGTACGCTAGATACCGGCGCGTCTGCTTCTTCGTCTGAGGATCGGTGTCGACGACCATCTCGCCATCCATCAACGTACAGTGGTGTACGTTGGTTCCAAACTTTTTGTGCGGTAAAGGAAATCGCATTTGCACGCGGCGAATAGCGAATTTTCTATCGATCAAGTACGTGCCATCGCGCATAAGCATTAATAAATAACGCGTCCCGTCCGCCTTCCACGTCACGCTGTATGGTTCACGTTTCAAGAGCTCCATGTTGTTGCGACTCAGACTCACCGGCTGTGATCCAGGAAAGTTATCAACGCGTCCTGAGGCCCCATCGTCTGACATGACCGCCCACACGCAAAGCTTTCGAATCTCGTGCGCCATTTCCTCGTACACCTCCTCGCCGACGACGTCTTCGTGATGCATCGATCCCGCATCACTCTCGACCTCCGCAATCTCCATCGCGCGCTGCAACGCTCTGCGCGTCCCCGGTATCGGTGCTCGACTGTGCGCTAACGTCTTCTTATACGTCAAATTCACCCTCGGATCGAACAGATCTCCCGCCGGTACCTTGTCGTCCGTCAACGGCGGCGCATCGCTCAAATCGTCGCTCTTCCACGCCGGCACTTTCGGATCCTTCGTCGTGCTAAACCTCCGTTCGAGATAATAATCAAACAAGCTCTCCAAGTACTCGCTCTTGTATATCCCCGGCGGTCGCACTTTCGCGAACTCCGTCACCCACTTATTCAACTCGGGCCAGCCTCGCGCGCGCTGACAATAATGCGTCAACATCGCGCCCGTTCGATTAAACCCGTGCGTACAGTGCACCAATATCGTCGGCGCATACCCTTGTCTCGCCTTTTCCTGCCATCCCGGATCGCTCGCCATCTCCGCCGCGCATCTTTGCACCGCGTACACGAATTCGCTCACCTCCCGCGGCGCCGGCGCGCCGTCCCGTCCCGCGCACCGAATCTTATACACCCTCACCCCGTACTTTTCGAAGTCGCTCGCGTCGTAATACCTCGACGTGTTCGTGAGATCGATCACCATCGCCACCGCGCGTCCTTTGCTCTGCGCCAGCGCCAGCGCGTCGTCGGGCGTGTACCAATCCTCTCTCGGGACGTCGGCGTAGAATTGCTCCCTCAGCGGCGCCTTGGACGCGAGAAACATCCCCGCGAACGGTTCGGACATGCGCGGGCACGCCGTCCATCCCTCGGGCGTCGCCCACGCGCCGCGCGGGCCGTCGTCGGGCATTCGTGAGGCGCGAAGTGACGCGCGGACCGTCGCCGCGCCAGTCCGCGACGCTCGCGATGACGTTCGCGTTCGCGCCGAGCGCCGCGAACGCCTCGCGCGCGCGCGCGCGGTGCGGGACGATCGCGCACGGCGACGGCGCGCGCACGCCGACGCCGACGGCGCTCGCGCCGACGTCCAAGGGCGAACACGCGACGCTCACGAAGGATGTTTTGGACGACGTCGAGACGCGACTGCGCGCCGCGCTGCGCGCGCGGCGACGCGCGAACGACGACGGGACGAGCGATGAGGGGTGTTTATTCGGATGCGCGCTCGTCGGCGCGCACTTCGCGAGGAAGACGAAGCGCGGGACGAAGCGGAAGCGCGACGGCGACGAAGCCGAAGGCGAAGAAGCCGAGGGCGACGAGGCGGCGTGTCCGCCGCCGCGGCGATTAACGCTCGGACACTACAGGGATTCGATGTACTTTGGTATGAATGCGCAGAATCGCTCGGGTGCGGACGCGTTGGCGTGCGAGACGCCGTATGGGCAGAGGAGTTTGGACGCGCGCGAGTACGCGAGGATTTGGCGGTCGGGCGCGGCGCACGCGGCGGTTTCGTTGGCGGATGAACACGGAGGGTGGGAGAGCGCGAAGAAGAGTAAGACAGCGGCGATACGTACGTGTGCATGGCTGGATGCGTGCGCGAAAGAGGCGAAAACATTGGGGTTGCCGTTGTTTGGGGCGTTGACGGGGGGCGAACACGCAGAGGTGCGCGAGGAGTGTTCGCGTCGAGTGGCGGAACGGGATGATGACGTCGTGGGGTACGCGCTGAGCGGGTTCTTCGCCGGTGAAGACGTCAGTACGCGAGGAGCGTGCATAGAGGCGTCGTTGAAGCACATCCCGAGCGAGAAACCGCGCTATTTGTCGGGGACGACGACGGTGGAAGACATCGTGGACAACATCGACAGAGGCGTCGACGTGTTCGACGCGAGTTGGGCGAGCGAAACTGCGCAACGCGGGCGCGCGTTTTGTTTCCCAGTCGATGAAGAAGATGATGAGATGGAAGCAGAAGACGCCGAATCGCGCGCGACGTCGGGGAGCGACGCGTATTCCATCAACATTTGGTCGACGTCGTACAAGACGGATTTCACCCCGTTCATTCGCGGAGACCGCTGTCGCTGCCCCGCGTGCGCCGAGCACACTCGGGCCTACGTGCATCACTTATTACAAGCGCACGAGATGACCGCGGACGTCTTGCTCGAGGCGCATAACCTATATCACATCGCCGCGTTCTTTGCCGCGGCGAGACGCGCGATTCGGTGCGGTCGGTGGCAAGAATTTGCCGCCTTCCACCGCGCGTACGCCCAGCGCGCGCGCGAAACGTAGTGTTAGACATAGTTATAGCATATGATTCTTCGCGTTTGCTCGAAGCGCGCGCGCGCGACTCCGATGAAAACATTCAAAGCGCTCGCGCGTCCCGGTCGCCGCCATCCGCAGTCCTCGACGCCCCTGATGCGCACCGTCGACGCCAAACCCGCCGTTCTCGCGCGTTGGCGCCGCCCATCGCCTCGAACGTCGTCGCGCGCCGCGTCATCGCGCGATCCGAGCGACGCGCGACCTGCAATTTTGGGTTTCGGCAGCGCCGGCGTGGACTACATAGCCAAACTCGACGGCGCTTTCCCGACGCCTGACGCCAAAACGCGCGCGTCCGAGCTCGAAATCGTGGGCGGAGGGAACTGCGCGAACGCGCTCGTCGCCGCTTCGCGCCTGGGCGCGCGCACGGCGCTGGTCTCGAAAGTGGGAACCGACGGGGTGGGGACGCAGATTTTGACAGAGCTGGGCGAACGCGAAGGCGTCGACGTGTCTCATGTCGTACGACGCGGGAACAGGTCGCCTTTCACGTACATCATGGTCACATCGTCGTCAAACGGAGATGGAGAGTCCACGCGAACGTGCGTGCACACGCCTGGGGAGACGTTGGAGGTGGAAGAGTTGGGCGACGTCGCCGCGCTGCTGGAAGCGGTTCATCCGGATGTCGTCTTCTTCGATGGACGACTCACAGAGAGCGCTATCGCGCTCGCGCGCGTCGCGGAAACGCGTGGAATTAGGGTGCTCGTCGAGTGTGAACGATTGAGAGATGGACTAGACGAACTTGTGCGGCTTGCGGACGTCGTGGTGACGTCGAAGAATTACCCGCTTGATAGATTTACGGAGACGAAGACGCTAGGAGACGCGATGACAGAAATGTTTGCGTGTTTGCCGAAGGCAAAAGTGATGGTGACGACGCTCGGCGCGCGAGGGGCGGTAGCTTTGGTACGAGATGGTGTCGAAACTCCGGAAGTGGGGGAAGGGACGGCGTTGGATGACGTCGTGTCGAGATTGGAGAACGCGGCCCTCCGCGGCGATGACGAGACGCCCGGACCGAGCGTGGAGACGGAATCCTTGGTAATCCGAGACGCAAGCGGCGAACGACGTTTCAAGGCAAAAGTTGTGTTCACGCCGGCGAAACGTTTGACGGACAACCAAGTGGTCGACACCACCGGGGCAGGCGACGCGTTCATAGGCACGCTCGCAATGTCGGCGTGCTCGGAGGATTTCAACGTCGCCAGCGCGATGCGCCTTGGCGCATACGTTGCGGCGACGAAATGCGGTGGCATTGGAGCGCGAAGCGCATTGCCGCATCGCAAAGATATTCCAGAATCATTATTTGAAGAATTTCCGCTCAAGTCGGCGTCGTCGCGCCGAGCGGCAATTTTCTCACTCGTCCTCGCTGGCCTATCCTCGCTCGCCGAACCCGCGACTGCGGCGGACGAAGTGGACACGAAGAAACTTACCGAACTCTTCAACCGAGCCATGCAAGCGACGACGTATGAAGAGAGTGAAGCGATCTGGACCAAGGCGATAGAGCTCTCGCCCGAGGGTTCGCGCGCGCGGAGTGCGGCGTTTTCGAACCGTGGCACGCTTCGACTGCAGTATCAGGAATGGCAGGGCGCGGTGGACGATCTCCAAGCAAGCGTAGACCTCGACGGGAATAATCCCGATCCGCTGTCGTTGAATAATCTCGGCAACGCCAAGGGCGCGCTCAATCAGTGGGACTCCGCGATGGCAGATTTTCTGGAAGCGTCGAGGACGGAGGACATGCGAGCCATCGCGCTGGCAAACTACGCGTTGGCGGCGTTTCAGACCGAGCGCGATGATTTGGCGATAACCACGGCTCGAAAGCTTTTGAGAAGAGATCCAGAATTTTTAGACATGCGCGCCGCTTTATCGGCGTTCCTTTGGAGTGAAGGTCGTTTCGACGACGCCGAGGCGGAGTGGACTTTTCTGTGTAAGAGTGGACGCGGTTTCGGCGCCAAGCGTTCAGCGGAAGAGAAACGCGATGCCGGCGCCATCGCGTACGGCTTCGAGCTCTTCACGCAGTCTGCAAATCAAATCGTCGCCGAACTAGACGGTGGTGTTAAAGACGCCGGTTTAGACACGCCGTGTCGGCTGTACAAGACGACCGACACGGTGGCCAACCGCTGGCCTCCGCGCGCCACCGCCGCGTTGGATGCCTTCTTACGCGTCCGAGGCGACGGCCAAGCACTCGATTACGACGGTCGCGTGAAGACGTTCAACTTTAGGCATTAATTTACGAATTTCATAGACGCGCTCGTGAATGCAGTTCATTCTCGACGTCGCGCTCGCGTCCCGCGCGGCGCGGCGTCCCGCGCCTCATTATCCCGCGCGCCTCCGTCCCCATCATGCGCGCGCTTCGCGCGCTCTCGCGCGCCGTGGACCCCACGCGCGCGTTCGCGTCGCTCGAATCGTGTTCGACGTCCCGCGCGCGCGCGCGCGCGACGCAAAGCGACGCGAACCTTCCCGTCAAGACGCCCAAGCCCAAACGAGACATGACCAACGCCGTCGTCGTCGAGTCCATCCGCCGCAAGAAACTCGCCAAGGGCATCGTCGACGCGCGCTTACCTCCGCCCGCGCTGTGCCCGACGTGCGAGCGGCGGTTTTGCCGATGCGAGGACCGCGCGCCGGAGCCTCCGCGCGCGCCGCTGGAGAGCGACTGCTGCGCGAGCGAACCGGCGTGTAAATTCTGCGTCAAGGTCGTCTACGAGGAGTTATTAGCGGAGTACGAGGCGGCGATGACGAAACGTCACGCGTGAGCGTCGTCTCGAGGCGCCGTTCCGCGGCGGCGCGTAGGTAGCGTTGTACATGTACACTATAGTAATTTCTAGCGCTCGCGCCGTCGAGTCGGCGAAATCGAGCGCGCGTTCGTCACGCGCGCGCCACGCGCGCGCTCGCGTGCGCCTCGTCCGCCCCGATCGGTTTCAATCGCACGCTGATTCGCAACGAACACCCACCGCACTCCAACACGCACTCGTCGTGCAACTCGCGACGCAATCGTTGCAACTCCGCCACCGGTATCTCGTACGCGTCGCCGCACCGACACGCGCGCGCGTACGCGTCCACGCCTCCCGACGCCCCGCGCTCGCCCTCGCGCCCCATCATCACGCACACCACGTCCATCTCCTCCGCGTCGATCGTCTCCGCGAGCGGTCGCGCGCGCCTCGACGCGAGCGCGGCGTCGTATCGCTTCCGCGCCGTCGCGTCCACGAGGCAGTCGTACGCGCGTTTGAGCTCGAGAAACGCGCGCGCGTCGCCGCGCGCGCGATCGGGGTGCGCGCGGAGCGCCGCGCGCTTGTACGCGTCGCGCACCTGCGCGGCGTCGGCGGACGAGGGGACGCCGAGGGTGGCGTAGTGATCCATGAAGTGCGGCGACGCGACGCCGAGCGGCGAAGGCGACGCGGCGAGCGGCGAACGCGGCGACGCGGCGCGGGCGAGCGCGCGCGCGGCGAGCGCGCGAATGATTTACATGGATAATTTACAACGATCGCGGCGATGGAAACGTCAGGGCTCGATGTCCTCGCGCGAGGCCGTCGTCGACGCGACGACCTAACTCGGCGTCGATCGAAGCGTCGAGGTGACGGCGACGATCAAACGTTCGAGGGAATCCACGGTTTGATCGCTCGCGGCGTCGTCGCCGCTCTTCATCGCGGCGCACGCGTCCGTCATCGTCGTGGTGTGTCGTCGCGCGATGTCGAGAACTGGGGATTTCAATTCGACCTCGGCGTCGCCGGCGAAGAGCGTTCTGACGGCGTCGGCGGTGCGAAGCATGAATTCGGCGGCGACGTCCACGTCGACTTCTTCGGGAGATTGTCGAAGAGGCATGTCGTTCCAATCTTCGATCAACGTTCGAAACGACTTACTCATCAATTCGAACGCTTCTGCGGCGAATTTACGAGCATCATCGATAGAATCTCTTCGGCGCTCGATTTCGGCTTCGACGATTTCGTGCGCGAGTACCCATCCCGTGAGTGTCGTCTTCCCGCGCTGCGCGAGCGTTCTCGTCGGCGAAGACGCGCTTCTGTCAAAGAGTCCGCCAAACGTTAACGCGATATAGACTCCGCTCCTCGTAAGGTCTGCCGCACACAAAGTTTCCGCGACGGCGCGTACGAGAGCGTCGGCGGCGGCGCCGTCGGCGAAACGTCCCAAATGCGCGCTCGGCGACTCGATCGTCGTTAACGCGCGTTTCGCCAAAGCCACGCGCGTCGCTCCAGGTGTTACTGCGCACGTTGCGTCTATGAACGCAACAGCACATTGGGGTGCGATGCGATATAGCAAGTGCGTGGTGGCTTCAAACGGGGCGAACGCGACGGTCGCCGGCGCCGGCGTCTCTGACGCGTCGACTCGCGACGCCATGGCGGTGACGAGCTCTTCAATCGCGACCTTTGCATCCGATTCATCTTCTTGCGGAAACAATAATGGTTTATCGCCCCACACCGCATCTATCAAGGTTGCGAGCGCGGCGCCGTCGCGAAACGCCAGCAACGCGCGCGCGCCGACCCAAGCGTACGCGGGTAAATTCTCTCCGCGCGAAGATTCGAGCTCGCGCACGAGCCCTGAGAGATGCACGTCGTCGCTGATGACACCGTCCCTTTGAGACGCGCCGCCCGTTGCGCGCAATGCGTCCCAGTCCGTGAGAAGAATATCCCGCGCTTCGTGGACGCTCGCGCTAGCTTGACGCGAGAACGCTTCGCAATCCGCCGACGCTCGCTCGAGCGTCTCTAAAGCTTCGCGCACGGCAAAGTTCCATCTCGCCGCGGCGACTTCATCAAATCGACCGTCGAGCCTCGCCTTGAGAAGGAGCGCCGGCGCGATCGCACACGATGCTCTGACGTCTCTGGAACGCGTCGCCAATCGCGCGTCTCTCTTTGTCTTAAACGCCTCCGTCGCCGTCTCCACCTCGCGTCGCGCGGTGATTAAAGCGCGAGCGAGAGCCTCCGTCGACGCGCCGTACATCTCTACGTCGGCTAGAACCTTGTCGATATGCTCCAGGTCGTACAGAGTCGTCGACATCAGTATGGGTTCCACCACTTTCGACAACGCGCTCGGGACGTGCAGCGAACACCGGAACACGGGCGCGAGCGCGCCCGGCGAGTACGCTCGCGCATACATACCGGCGACGCCTCCGTTGACGAGTTCAAACGCGTGCTCTTGCGAAGAAATCGTCGCGTGCGATTCGCTCGCGGCGCGCGGCAATTCAGGCAGCGTCGCGGAATCGACCAACGCGCCCGTGCTCGCGTGAAACACGCGAATCAACCGTCGCTCCGACGCGGCGTCGAACGAGGCGACCCACAAAAACGCACCGTGTCGCGCGATGCTCATCGCGCGCTCACCCGCGCGCATCTCTTGACCGTCTTCATCCTCCTTCGTCGCCGAAACGCGCCCGAACGCGCACACCTCCTCCACCGCGTGCGCGACGTCGTCGTCGTCGCGTCGCTCGCCCGGCGCGCCGAGCGCCGGCAGCACCACGAACGCCCTTTCCGCGTCGACGTCCGCGCACACGAGCGCGCGATCCGGAAACGACACGCTCGTCAACAGCGCCCTCGACGGTCCACTCCCACCATCCATCCCGCCGTCGCGCGTCGCCCCTCGCGCGTCGACGCGCGCCGTCGCTCGCCGCAATCGACAATTCCACCTATAAAGCACCCCACTTCGCGTCGTCACCCAAAAATCCTCCCCTCCCGCGCTCACCACCCCCACCAACCCCTCATACGTCGCGCTCGCCACCGTTTCTCCCGCGTTCGCGCTCGCCGCCCCCCCCACCACTCGCACCGCCACCCGTCCCGCGTCGCCGTCGCCCGCCGCGCTCGCCGTCGCCGCGTACGTCGTCCCATCGCTCCCCTCGCACGCGCACATCCCGTGGCAGTCCCCGACCCGCGCGCCGCTTTCCCCCGTCCCATCTCGCGCCGCTTTCGTCCCCTCCGCGACGATCGGCGGCGCGCCCGCGTACGGCGGCGTCGTCGTCCCGCGCAGCGCGCCGCCGCCGTCGCGTCGCCACGCCGCGATCGCGCCGTCCCGCCTCGCCGCGATCGCGCCGTCGCGCGTGCTCGCCAAGCGCGCGCACGGCGACGCACCGAAAAACGCGACGTGTCGCGTCGTCCACCCGTCGTCGTCGTCGTCGTCGTCGAGCGTCGCGCGTCGCGTCGATTCGACGCGCCTTTCGAGCGTCGCGACGACGCGTCCGCCGTCGCCGGCGCAGACGAGCGCGCGGGCGTCGGCGAGCGCGACGAGGGCGTCGCCGCAGTCCGGCGGCGGGCGACGGCGCGACGCGACGGCGTCGACGACGAGCGGCATCGTGTGGCGTCGGGGCGAAATATCTTTCGTCACACTGTTTGCGCATACGAGGTGGTTTGGTACGTGTCGTCACACTGTTTGCGCATACGAGGTGGTTTGAAACGGACGCGCGATCGACGTCGCGGCGGCACAGCGCGCGCGCGACGCCGAGGACGACGCGCGACGCCGAGGATACGCGCGCGATAAATCGCGCGCGCGTCGAGCGTCGACGCGCGATCGTCGCGGCGTCCGCGGCGAGAGGAATCGCGCTTCGAAGGTTTGATTTAATTAATTCAAACGAAGAAACGGTTCGAACGACGCGACGACGCGCGAGGACGCGACGACGCGCGAACGCGCGGACGCGCGAACGCGAGGACGACGACGACGCGGATGTCGACGCGCGCGCGCGCGGCGGGACGCGCGAGCGCGGCGCGGCGGGACGACGCGGGGACGACGCGCGCGGCGACGACGCTCGCGCGCTTCGTCGTTCGCGACGACGGCGCGCGGCGCGCGGAGGAGGAACGCGCGCGGAAACGGGCGGAGATGGTGCGGTATAGACGCGCGCTGGACGCGCAGATGGCGGAGATGGCGCGAGGACGGGCGCGGGAGGCGGCGCGGGAGGCGAGCGAGCGGGACGCGCGGCGGCGGCGAGACGGCGGCGAGACGGCGAACCGGGAGACGGCGGAGGAGCTGGCGCGGCGGCGGGACGAGTACGTCGCCGCGCTGGATAGACAGGTGGCGGAGCGGCGCGAACGCGAGAGGAAAAGGCGCGAGGAGGAGGAGAGACGGGACAGAGAGGAAAACGAGCGCATTCGGCGACACGTCGAAGAGGAGCGAGCGATTTTACGCGAGAAACGCGCGATGATGGCCGCGCGGGCGGCCGCGCTCGGTGACGATGAGGGCGATGACGACGATAAGACGCGAAGAAGACGAGCGAATAGGATCACGCACTCGCCGCCGGCGTCGCCGCGACCGGCTTCGACTTCGGCGTCTCCGCGCGCGCCGCCGTCCTTCGTCGCGCCGCGCGCGGCCAGCGTCGACGCCGACGCTGGATACGTCCCGATTCCCGAATTTCCCGAGTTTCCCGAGTTTTCGCAACCGGCGACGACGACGGCGTCGTCGAACGAGCGAACACCGCTGACCGACGCCGCGGTGGCGGATTTGACCAACGTCATTCGCGAGCTCGTCGTCGAGCAGCGCGAACTGAAATCTCGCCTCGCGCGCGCCGAAGCCGCGCTGCGCGCGCGAATCGAGTGACCGACTCGAGCGAGCGGTGAGTAATACCGAAGCATTTCTCGCTCGAATTCGCGACATTAAACTCGCCGTCTCGCGTCGCCCGCGCGTCACACCTCGCCTCGGCGGAACGTCCACACCGCGCGCGCGCGTCGGGCCCGATCCCGCGCGCGCGCGGTCGACGATGTCCCGTCGAACGCCCGCACACTATTACGAGAGCATAGACTACGAACTCCCCGCGAACGCGGTCGAAACGCGGAGGATTCGGAATCAGAATGCGCGCGACAATCCAACCACCGGGACACAAAATCAGCCACCGTCGCGCCGCGCGCGCGATAATCCCTACGCGCACGTGGTGTTCTCGAAGTACGCGTTGACGCTCGTCATCGGCGCCGCGGTCGGGGTGACGGCGTGGGCGATCGAGGGAACGACGGGGGAAATCATCTCGATGCAGGCGGCGCTCGTGAGTCGATACTACGGCGACGCGCCGCGGACGACGATGTCGCTGTTTATGATCACGGCGGCGGTGTTGGGGACGCTCGGGGGATGGGTCGCGACGTATTACGCGCCGTTAGCGAGCGGAGGGGGCGTGACGCAGGTGATGGCGAGTTTAAACGGCGCAAACGTGCCGGGATTATTGAGCGGGCGGACGCTCGCGGCGAAAATCGTGGGCACGTGCGGCGGCGTGGGGAGCGCGTTGGCGGTCGGACCCGAAGGGCCGATGGTGCACATCGGCGCTGGGATCGCCAGTGTGTGCGCGTTGTATTGGCCCAGGAAGTTCTTGTGTGGAGATGGATTCTTGGGGGCGAGAGAGGGCGAGGCGGACGCGTCGGCGGCGAGCGAGGACGAGGATTCCGAAGACGACGATTCCGAGCGATATTCTACGGATGGCGAAGATTCAGACGGTAGTGAATTGCAGTCGACGTTACGGCGGCGAAGGCGGCGACGTCGTCGTGCGTTCGTGCGGTTCGGCGAGTCGGCGAAATTAGACGCCGTGCTGCTCGAGTTGGCGTCGCCGTCGACGCATAGAGAATTCGTCTCCGCTGGCGCCGCCGCCGGATTAGCCGCGGCTTTCGGTGCACCCATCGGAGGAGTTTTGTTTTCTTTTGAAGAAGCGAGCACGTTTTGGAGTCAACGCACGATGTGGCGGTGCTTGATGTGCGCTGCCATCGCGTCCTTCGTGCTCGCGTTGCTCGATTTGCGAGGCAACCCAGGCATGGTGTTCATCACCGGTGACTCGCTTCGACCGACTACGCCGAGGGACTACTTCCACCAACTACCATTCTTTGTTTTAGTAGCTGCCATAGCGGGACTCATGGGGGTGTTGTTCAACCAAATTCAGGCGTGGACGTCGAGGTTTCGTCCGTCTGCGAAGAATAAAGTCGCACGAATGTTTGAGTGCGCCGTCGTCGTTCTCGCCACGGTGGCGCTTCGGTTCGCGGCGGCGGAGTTCGCGGGACACTGCATGGTGCCTCCCGATACCTGGGTGAAAGACGATTTCGGTGTACGATTCAACTGCGCCGAGGGAGAAATTAACGACATCGCTACTGTATTTTTCATTTATCCAGGCCGTTCAATCGGCTGGATGTTCGGCATGGCTGAGCACGTGTGGGGCGAGGCGTACGGGTTCACGGCGCAAGGTTTAGCCATATCCGCGGTGTGTTATCTCGTTATGATGGCGCTAGCGTTCGGCATCGCCGTTCCTGGTGGCTTATTTATGCCGTCGTTGTTCATGGGCGCGTGCACGGGAGGATGCGCGGGGTTAATGCTCAAGGCGTCGTTGCCCGAAGCGTGGGACATCCAACCAGGGCTCTACGCGCTCATCGGTGCCACCTCCGCGCTCGGTGGCGTTTTCCGTTCCTCCGTGTCTCTGGTCGTTATCATGGTCGAGAGCACCAACGGACAGGCTTTCGTGTTCGCCATCATCGTCGCCGTCATCGTGAGTAACGTGGTAGGAAATTACTTCGCGCACGGCATTTACCACGCCGAGTTGTCGCGAAGTAAAACTGTGGCCTACCTACCTCGAGATCCTTCGAGAACGCTCGAGGGGAAGACTGCGCGCGATATCATGGCGGTTCCACCCGCGTTTTTACCCGAAGTTGCTTTTAGAGACGACGTCAAGTCGTTGCTCGAGCACACGACTCACAACGGATTCCCAGTCGTCGACGACCGCGGGAAACTCGCCGGTCTCATCTTGCGTTCGCAGCTCGACGTTCTTCTCGCGGCGCCGCCCGAGGAAGCCGCGCCCGGTGCTGACGCTACCAAGCAGGCAAAATTGGACCTTAAAATGCGCACTGCGCATATTCAGCGCGTCACCAAGGGCGCGACGCCCGGCGTCGCCGCTGGACTTCTCGACGAAACCGTCGACGCCATCGAAGTCGAGCGCTTAATGCGCACCAACGCCACGCCGCGCCGCGGCGCGCTGACAGACCCCGAAAACGATTCCAACGACATCGCGAGCGCATTCGCATCGCCGCAGATCGACATCAAGACGTACATGAACCCGTCGCCGCTCGCCGTGCCTTTGGATTTCCCCGCCGCGCGCGCGCACGGCGTCTTTCTCTCACTCGCGTTGCGCCACCTCATCGTCGTCGACGACGACTACGCCGTGCGCGGCGTCATCACTCGCAAAGATCTAATCGGTTTAAACGCTTGATGGACTAAATTTGTAATTTTAACGCGTTGCCGCGACGTCGCCGCCGCAGTCGCCGCCTCGCGCTCAACCGCCGTTCGGCATGCCGCCGCGACCGGCGTGGACCGACCCCGACGAACGCCCCCAGGACGACGTCTCCGACTCGGACAAACCATCGACGTCGATACACGACGCGCCGAGCGCTCCGGAACCGATCGCGCGCGACGTAAACGACGCGTTTACCACGACAAAAAGTGCAAAGCAAAAGCGTCCCAATTCGGAAGAGAAACCGACGCCGCACGCGCGCCGTAAGCGCCGCAAGGGCCGGCGAGCGACGGATGGGCGAGAAAAGTCGTATAGATACGGCAACTACGATCGATACTACGGCTACCGCGTCGGGGAGACGATGGAGGATCACAGGCTGGAGGCGCTCCGGGACGAGTGGTTTCGAGGGAAGCGCGCGTGCGACGTCGGATGCAACGATGGATTGTTCTCCCTGTCCCTCGTCGGCGCGTTCGCCCCGGCGTCGTGCGTGTGCTTAGACATAGATGGTGATCTCGTGCGAGCGGCGCAGCGAAAACTGGAGGCGTTGCGGAGACACAGCGCGGCGCAGGCGGGCGCGGCGGAGCGCGGCGAAGGCGAAGGCGCGTTGGCGGACGCGGGTCAAGCGTTCGGTGGGGTCGAATTCCGACGAGCGAACGCCGTGGAGTTTGATTTCGGAAACGAAAAGTTCGACGTCATTCTCTTGCTCAGCGTCACGAAGTGGATTCACTTGAATTTCGGCGACGACGGCGTGAAAACCGTCCTTCGCAAGTGTCGCGACGCCCTCGTCCCCGGCGGTTCCCTCATCATCGAACCGCAACCGTGGAAATCGTACAAATCCACGCTGCGCAAAAAGATCAACGGCGTTCCGGTGCTTCCGGACGAGTGCAAGGCGAACTTAGCCGCGATCGAGTTCCGCCCCGACGCGTTCGAGGCGCACCTCCTCGGCCGCGACGGCGGTTTCGCCTCCGCCGAGCGCCTTCGCCCCGCGGGCACCGCCGCGTTCGACCGCGAGATCTTCCGATTCATCAAGCACCACCATTAATCGCGCGCAATTGTCGATCGCATCGCTCCTTCGCTCCTTCGCTCCTTCGCTCCTTCGCTCCTTCGCTTCTCGAGCGCGTCCCTCCGCGTCCCTCGCGCGCCCCGTCCCCGTCCGCGCCTCGCGTCCGCACTCCGCGCCTCGGTCTCGTCCGAGTCGCCATGTCCGCCATGTCCGCCGCCGAGTACGACGCGCTCATCTATCCCGGCTTCCTCCGTCGCAACGTCGCGCGCTGGAACGACGACGGCAGCGCCGCGCCGCTCAGCCGCAGCAAGGGCCCGCGCAACGAAACCTTCGTCCTGCAGCTGCGCAGCGGCGAGATCGATCAGGACGTCAGCGCGATCGAGGGCGAGGTGCGTCGACGCGATCGTCCGCGACCGCGCGCGACGACGACGACGCGACGCGACGCGACGCGAAAGGTTCTCGGCGCGCGCTCGACGAAGACACTGACCGGGACGCGCGTCCCTCGCGAGCGTCGACGCGCAGCTCGGATTAGCGCTCAAAGGGTTGAAGGGCGCGCGCAAGGGACGCGCGAGCGTGAACGCGGAGTGATGGCGCGCGCGACGTCGGCTTCGGCGCGCGAACGGACGACGCGCGAAGCCGAAGCCGCGAGACGCGCGAAGACGTTTGAGTTTGAGATCGCGCGCCGACGCCGGAGATTCGAGGACGCGCGCGACGATCGACGCGACGAAATCGCGCGTTCCGTGGATTTTGTAAATTATTTTAGAGGTTTTGAGACGTGCGGCGCGCGCGCGCGGCGCGCGGCGTCGAGCGGGCCGCGGCGGCGCGGGTCCGCGCGGCGTCAGAGCGCGCCTCGGCGGCATGCTCCCGCTCGTCGCGCGTCACGCGCGCGTCGCGCGTTCGCTCGAGTCCGACGCGGCCTCGGCGTCGTCGGTCGACGACGACGGCGCGCTCGAGCGCTCGATCGCGCGGAATCGTCGCGAGAGACGCTCGAGGCGGTTGGATGCGGCGATTCGACCGACGTTTTTTGAGCTCATCGCCGCCGAACGGCTCGCTCCGAGCCTCAAGGGCGCGCTGGCGTACGCGTTGGGCACGCTGGCGAACGCCGGCGCGCCCGGGTTCGCGCACTACGCGCTCGACCGCGGCGATGAGGTGTTCGCGGCGTTGACGTTTTTGGCCGAGCTCAAGTCGTTCGCGAGCGGCGACGGGTCGCTCGCGGAGAGCGTGTACGGACTGCAGCGCGTGCCGAGAACGCTGACGGATGCGAGGGTGAGACGCGATGGAAGGTATAGGATCGATGCGTGGCAGCGAATCATGAGCGCGGCGTTGCTGGCGCTCGGGCCGTACGCGCGGAGCAAGGCGGCGGCGCTGCACGAAACGCTCGCGCCCGAGTGTTACTTGGACGCGCGACGACGCGCGCCGCGAGTGTTTGACTCGAATGCGGACGATATGGGGGTGCGTGAGGGCGCGGAGGCGAACGCGGCCGCGGTGGTGGCGGCGAGAAACGCGGAGGGAGGCGCGCGGGGCGTCGCGAAGCGGGCGTTCGTCGCGGCGTATCCGGTGGCGAACGCGTTGGTGGAGGCGGCGACGTTCGTGACCTGGACGGGGTACTTACTCGGACGATGGAACATAAACGATCCAACGTTGATGCTCGTCGATTGTTACGTCGTACGGGCGTTGCCCTCGGAGCTGGAGGCCAACGCGCGAGAACTCGAGGGGAGTCGACAGCGACAACTCGCCGGCGCGCACGCGTCGAAGAACGCCGCGACGCGCGCGTTGAGCGTCGGCGCGCTCAAGACGAAGAACTTCGTCATGGACTACGCACAATCAGCGCTCATCGCAGCCGTGATCGGGTTTAAACTCACCGAATGGTGGTACGGCGCGGCGGAGGAGCGCGTAGTCAACGCGACAACGCTTCCGGTGCCGCCGCCGCCGCCGCGACCGCCACCGCACCCGAACGGCATTGCACTGCCCGAAAACACCGATTTGTGTCCGCTGTGTCGGAAAGTCATTCGTAATCCGGCGGTATTGACGTCTTCTGGATACGTGTTCTGCTACGCCTGTCTCTACGCGCACGTCGATAGATACGGCGACTGCCCTGTGTCGTGTCATCGCGCCTTCAACGGCGTCGACGACATTCGCCGCATTTACGTGGGCAATTAATATCGCACGCACGTCGTCGCGCCTTAGCACTAGATGTAAAAACGAAACCGAGCGACGTCGAAGACGAAAACGACTCAACCGCGCGCGCGGATAAACGTGAAATCCAACCGCAAACCACACGCTCACATTGAAACCAAAGTTCTTCTCGCCATTAAAACACGCTATTCATCGTTCCTCTCTTCTGCGTCGCTTCGCTACGCGAGAGGATCGACTCTACTATACACATCGTCGTCGCGACTGCCCGACGCCCCCTTACTTCTTGTTCTTCTTCGCCAGCGCGGCGTAGTACTCCTGCTGCGCGCTTCGATGCTGCCAGTGATTCCACTTCCAGCCCGCCCCCGCGATTAATCCGAGCGTCATCCCGATCGCGACTTCCTTGTTGAAGTAAATGCGTTGCGCTGGGATGAGGAAAGGTCGATCGCGTTCGTCAGTCTCTGTGTTTGGATCGTTTAGGTTTGATCGACGGTCGCGCGAGGTTCACGACGCGCGTACGCCGCCGCGACGCGTCTCGCGGGCGTCAGACGACGATGCGATGTCGCGGTGATCGTTTCGAGACGTACCGATGCCGTGATAGACCGTGTGTGCCATCGTGTGCGCGTCGAGATGTGAGGCTGGCTCGGCGGGTGGCCGGCGGACGCGGCGCTCGCGACAAAGTCGAAGTCAATTTTGTACAACTAAATCATCTCTACACGCGCCAGACGCTCGAAGCGCGTGATTTATAGCATGCGCAACTTCTTCAGCTTCGCTCGCTCCTTGGCTGACTTCTTGGCGATCGTCTTCGGGTTGGTTATCTCGCTCACGATGCCGACGCCCGTGCGTCGCGTATTCTCCTCCTTTAATAATTTCTTCGCCTCCCGTCGCTCGCGTTCGGCGCGAATCTTCGCCCCTCGCGCCGCCTTCGCGTTCGATTTCGCCTCCTGGAACCGCTTTTTCTCCTCCTTCTCTCGCATGCGGTCGTCCCAGGTTTTCGTCGACGGCGCCGCGCCAAGCGCCGACGCTCGCTTCGCCGGTTGTTTCCACATTCGTCCCGATTTCCGTCCAGCGATCGAGTCGTACGTCGCTTTCGGCGCCTTGTAGTTTCGATACAGTTCTCCGTCGACCATCTCTTCGTCCTCGCCGCCCTCGTTCGTCGCGGCGTCGTCGCTTTCGCGTTTTCTTTTCCCGTGTTTGACCGTCTTCGCGATGCCGCGATGGTCGACGCCGCTGCGGAAGACTTCCTGCGCGGGGACGTTCGCGCTCGCGTCCGCGTCGCCATCGGCGCGTTTTCTCGCGTCCGCGAGCTCGACGTCGACGACGACGCGACGCGCGCGTCGGGCGCCGGCCATCGCGTCTGGATGTGCGGCGGCGGCTGCGAGTGTTTCACACTTTCACACTGTTTACACATGTGGATCCATTCGACGCTAGCAATCGACGTTAAACGCGACGGAGACGCGCAGGACGGCGTCCGACGGGTGCTCGTCCGCGTCGTTCGACGGTTTCCTCGCGCCGTCGGGGCGAGGAAACGCGCTCACGGCGTGAAGCGCGGCGCCGGAAAATAGAACGAGGTCGCCGACGCGCGGCGAGTGCGCAAAGTATCGCGACGGAGACGGCGACGAAGACGACGCCGACGCGCGGACGCCGAGACATCCCGCGTCGATGGGGACATCGGTGGTGTTGGATAGATCGGGCACGGCGAGGTAAAGCACGCCGCTCCAACGATCGGCGCTGTCGTGCGCGTGGAGTTTGTTGAAGTCGCCCGGCGCGTTGACGTTGAGCCAACCGTACACGTCTCGCGAACACACGTCCTCGCGTTGCGCGCTCGTGCGCACGCGTGCGTACGCTTCGAGCGCGATGGCAGTAACGCTCGTCCACGTGGTGGGTCGCAGACGCGCGCGCGTCGGCGCGCCGGCGGCGGTATCGCTCGCGCCGGCGGCGGAACGGGAAGCGCCGGCGTCGTCGCCGCCACCGCCGCCAGCCGCGTCGTCGTTCTCTGAATCTGAATCTGATGTGCATACATTTCGTACCTTAGAAAGCTAGGTGGATACAATAAAAGAAGTGGTACTGGTGATATAGCGGAAGAAAAAACAAAACTAACTGCTGCTCAAGCTAGAAAGGCTGAGTTAGAGGTTGAAGAGATGGAAGGTAGCTTAATACCATCACAATTAGTAGAAGACACTTGGATTGATTATGTATCTAATACTAGAGCCAAGTTACTAGGGCTACCATCAAGAATCGCACATCAAGTTATTACAGTAGATAAGTATGCTGAAGCAGAATTGATATTAAAGGAACAAGTGCATGAAGCACTTAATGAGTTAGCACAAAATGGAATACCTCAAAAATATAGAAAAGGTGATACAGGAGACCAATCAAGTTTGGACTCCACCACCCAATCTGAAGATAAGTAACTGGGCAGATACCTATAGAAGACTGTCACCTGAATCTTCAGCAGAAGCTGGTCAATGGAGAACTGATAGAGCACCATTTCAAAGAGAGATTATGGACTCTTTCAATGACCCTGATATTCAAAGAATAGTATTTATGAAGTCAGCACAGGTTGGTGCTACCGAAATTTTATTAAATGTTATAGGTTACTACATAGACCAAGACCCTTCACCGTTGCTTATAATGCAACCAACACTTCAGATGGCTCAAGCATTTAGTAAAGATAGACTTGCTATGATGATTAGGGATTCTGAAAAGATAAGAGATTGTGTTAAAGACCCAAGAAGTAGAGATAGTGGTAATACAGTTCTATCCAAGAAGTTTGCAGGTGGTAACTTGAATATAGTTGGTTCCAATTCTGCATCAGGCTTAGCATCAAGACCTATTAGAATAGTGTTGGCTGATGAGTGTGATAGATATGAATCTTCTGCTGGTGCAGAAGGAGACCCAATATCACTTGCAACCAAAAGAACAACCACATTTTGGAACAAAAAGATTTATTTATGCTCTACTCCAACCATTAAAGGACTATCAAGAATAGAAACAGCCTTTGAAGAATCAGATAAGCGTTACTACCATGTACCTTGCCCTGAATGTAACCATAAGCAAGTTTTAAAGTGGAAGAATGTTGTTTGGGAAGAAGACCAACCTGAAACAGCCAATTATGCATGTGAAGAATGTGGTTCTATTATTGATGAATCTAAAAAGCAATGGATGTTAAAGCATGGTGAATGGATAGCATCAGCACCTAAGTCAGATACAGCAGGATTCCATATTTCAGAACTTTATTCTGTATGGTCTACTTGGGCAGATATGGCCAAATCATTTCTTGAAGCTAAAAAGAATCCTGAAATGCTAAAGACTTGGATTAATACTGCTTTGGGCGAATCTTGGGAAGAGCAAGGCGATGCAGTTGAGTATGAAACACTGCTTGAACGTAGATTAAATTACGATTACACAACCATACCTGAAGATGTTTTAATCTTAACTGCTGGTGTTGATACGCAGAAAGATAGATTAGAGCTACAATTAGTAGGGTGGGGTAAGAATTATGAAGCATGGGTGTGCGACTATAAGATATTTTGGGGTGACCCCAATGCACAAAACGTATGGTCAGACTTAGATGCTTATCTAAAAAAACGATTTAAAACTGAATCTGAAAGACTTATACCTATATCATGTTGCACTATTGACTCAGGTGGACATCATACCAATATGGTTTATCAATTCACTAAACCACGACAGGCTAGAAGAATATTTGCAATCAAGGGTTTGTCAACAGCAGGTAAGCCAATAGCCAACAGGCCTACATTTGTTGGTAAAAATAGGGCTGTCCTATATGGTGTTGGAACTGACAGTGCCAAAGAAGCCATATTTGCTAGATTAGCTACTGAATCTGATAAAACAACATTACATTTCTGCTCAGACCTTGATGAGGAATATTTCAAACAACTTACAAGTGAAAAAAGAATCACTAAGTTTGTTAGAGGTAGAAAAACACTTGCTTGGAAACAAATTAGACCAAGGAACGAAGCGTTGGACACATTGGTTTATAACTTTGCTGCTATCTACATCCTAAACCCTAACTATGACTCCATTGAGAACAAAATACTTACCAAAGAGTCAAAACCGCAACAAAAACAACAAAACAAACCTCAAAAGGGTATAAATAGGGGTAATTTCGCTACTTCTTGGAAATAATAAGATTTTCTTGTTTCCATATTGACAATAGACTAATAAACCTTAGTGTTAGATGTAGATATATCTAAAACATTTATGAGGTTTTTGCTTGAGCAACAAATTTGATTCAACAAACTATCCATCACAAGTCCCTACTGAATTGCAGTTGGGAGACTTTTGGGCATGGAAACGTGACAACTTATCAGAAGATTACCCAGTAGCATCTTATTCACTATCTTATGAATTTAATTTAGTTGATGGCTCTACGGTTTCTAATTTTACATTAACAGCCACTGAGTCTGATGATACTTACATTGTAGAAGCAAGCAGCACTGCTTCTTATACAAAGGGTAATTACAATTGGGTTTCTTACATAACTAGAGCTTCTGACTCAGCAAGAGTTAAGTTGGAAGAGGGTTTTGTAGAAATACAAGATAATTATGCAACTACAACTGCTTCAGTTAGAAGTCATGCAAAGATTGTTTTAGATGCAGTGGAAGCTGTTATTGAGAATAGAGCAAATATTGACCAATCATCTATGTCTATAGCTGGAAGGTCATTATCAAGAATGTCTATAGACGAGCTTTTAACATTCAGGGCTAGATACAAGGCTGAATATCTAAAAGAAGTAAAACAATTAAGAATTAAAAACAAAAGAGGGTCAGGAAACACTATCAAGGTTAATTTTGGTGGTTCTACTGGTTCTACACCTAAGAGTTACACATAATGGCATGGTATAACAGAATACTAGGCGTTAACGAGCCTAAAAAGAAAAAGAAACAGGCTTATAGAAGAAGTTATACTGGTGCTAGTACAGGTAGGTTGTTTGCAGACTTTGTAACAAGCTCTACAAGTGCGGATGCTGAAATAAGAGATAACATAAGAATATTAAGAGATAGGGCAAGAGAGTTAGCAAGGAACGATAGCTACATTGCAAGATACCTTAACCTGATGGTATCTAATGTTATCGGTAAGCATGGCATAAGAGTTAGTAGTAAAAGTCGAAATGACAATGGTTCATTAGACATTGCTGCTAACCAGCTCATTGAATCAGCTTGGAAGGATTGGTCAAAAGTTGGCAATTGCACTACAAATGGAAGATTATCATTTTTAGATTGTCAGAAAATCTTTATTGAATCTTTAGCTAGAGATGGTGAGGTTTTAATAAGAAAAATAAAAGATAGCAATTCTCCATTTGGATTTCAAATACAGTTCTTAGAAGCAGACCATTTAGATGAGAATAAAAATGATGTGTATAAAGCCACAGGCAATCGCATTAAGATGGGTGTAGAAGTAGACAAGTATGATAAGCCAGTGGCATATCATCTTTATAAAGACCATCCATACGATAGAACTTATGCTGGTCAAAATCAACACATTAGAGTTCCAGCAGATGAAATTATCCATGCTTACCTACCCACTAGAGCAGAACAAACTAGAGGTGTTTCTTTGGTTGCTACATCTATGGCTAATGTGAAGATGTTAAATGGTTATTTAGAAGCAGAGATTGTTGCAGCTAGAGTTGGTGCATCCAAAATGGGTTTCTTTACTTCACCTGATGGTGATGGATATGTTGGTGATGGTGAATATGAAGACACCTTTAATCCAACAATGAACGCACAGGCTGGTGTATTTGAACAACTACCTCAAGGTATGGACTTTAAGGCGTTTGACCCTACACACCCAACGTCTGCTTTTGATTCATTTACTACAAGTGTTTTAAGAAGTATTGCATCAGGTTTAAATATTTCTTATCACTCATTATCTAATGACCTAACTTCAGTTAATTACTCCAGTATCAGGCAAGGGGCTTTGGAAGATAGGTCTATGTATCAGATATATCAACAGTTTGTTATTGAACACTTTGTAAACCCAGTATTTCAATCATGGTTAGAAATGGCTATATCTACAGGGCGTATAAACCTACCAATAGGTAAGTTTGATAAGTTCTCCAACTCAGTAAACTTTATACCAAGAAGTTTTGCTTGGATTGACCCTTTAAAAGAAATGCAGTCAAACGTACTTGGCTTACAAAATGGAACAATAAGCTATTCAGATATAGCTGCTGCTTATGGAAGAGATACTGAAGAACTATTTGAACAACATCAAAAAGAGATTGAACTAGCTAAACAGTATGGAATAGAACTAGCATATCAACCATTTGGTCAAAAGTTGCCAGTAGAAGCCAATATACAAGGTGGAGATAACGAAGATGAGTAATCCCACTCAAGGTATGAAAGAAGAAGCTCAGAGGGGTTTAGATTGGCGTGAAGAGCATGGTAGAGGTGGTACTAGGGTTGGTGCTGTAAGAGCAAGACAAATAGTAGCTGGTGAAAATCTATCTGATGACACTATTAAAAGAATGTATAGCTTTTTTAGTAGGCATGAGGTAGACAAACAAGCTGAAGGATTCAAACAAGGTGAAGAAGGTTATCCTTCAAATGGCAGAATAGCTTGGGCATTGTGGGGTGGAGATGCAGGGTTTATTTGGTCAAAAAGATTAGTAGAACAAATGAAAAAAGAACAAGAAAGGGCAGTATCAGGCAAGGCTCTTGAAATGATAAAGAATAAAGTTGAAGAACATAATGAAGAAGTTGGCGATGCTAAAACCAAAAGAACCAACGTATCCACATTATCAAAAGTTTATGAAAGAGGGATTGGTGCATATAAAACCAATCCAACTTCAGTCAGACCATCGGTTAGTAGTCCTGAACAATGGGCAGCAGCTAGAATTAACAGTTTCTTATTTGCTTTAAGAAATGGTAAGTTCAGAAGTGGCAAACATGATACAGACCTACTACCTGAAGGACATCCTTTATCCACAAAGAATAAAGAGGAGAAATCTATGAATAAAGAAGATAGACACATCCTTAATGTTACTGAAACTGACAATACTGTTATTGTTGAATTTGAGAAGCATGAGGATGTAGAACATGAAGGTGAAGAATTAGAAGTAACTGATGAAGTCTCTATGGATGAATCAAGCGAAGAAGAAAGGAAAGTAATTGATATGCCTATGAAATTTAGGACTATTGATTTATCCAAGCATTCTTATCTTGACGAAGAAAAGAGAATAGTTCGTATAGGCGTTTCTAGTGAAGAACCTGTAGAACGTAGTTTTGGCATGGAAGTGCTAGGACATTCTGCTGAAGATATAAACATGGAGTTTATTTCATCAGGCAGAGCACCATTATTACTTGACCATGATATGGAAAAGCAAATTGGTGTGATTGAAGAATTCAAATTGGATGAGACCGCAAAGAGGACAACTGCGGTAGTTAGATTTGGTAAATCTGCTTTAGCTCGTGAAGTATTTGAAGATGTAGCTGATGGTATACGAATGAACATTTCAGTTGGTTACAGGGTCGATAAATTAACAAGAATGAACAAAGACGATGAGACTTACTACAAAGCTCAATGGACACCTATGGAAGTATCTTCTGTATCAGTCCCTGCTGACCAGTCAAGACTTGTTGGGGTTGGGCGTTCTAAAGATAAACAAAATATAAAACACAATATAGAGGTAAAAACTATGGAAAATAAAGATATTAATCTTGACGAAGTTAGAACTCAAACTATTGACGAAGCTAAAGCTGAATTTAAAAGAAACTCAAAAGAGATTATAGATTTAGCAGCTAGACACAATAAAAGAGATTTGGCTGACAAAGCAATTAGTGATGGTATTTCTGTTGAAGAATTTAGAGGTGTATTATTAGAAAATATTTCTAACAACACTCCACTAGAAACTCCTTCAGATGTCGGTATGACTAAAGAAGAAGTAAGAGAATTTAGCTTGGTAAAAGCGATTCGAGCTATGGCTAACCCATCAGATAGAAGAGCACAAGAAGAAGCTGCATTTGAATTTGAATGTTCTGCTGAAGCTGCTAGACAGTATGGCAAAGATGCACAAGGCATTATGCTTCCTGCTGAAGTTCTAAGAAACTGGGGCAAAAGAGATGCAGACTTAACTGATAACCCCGGACTAGTTGCTGAAGACTACAAGGGCTCAGATTTTATTGATATTCTCAGAAATGAGTCATCAGTAATGCAAGCTGGTGCAACTTTATTAAGAGGATTACAAGGAAATGTTGTAATACCTAAGAAAACTGCAACTGCTGCAGCTGGTTGGATTGCTACTGAAGGTGGTAATTCAGGTTCTGATGAGATGGAAGTTGGTTCAGTAACTATGACTCCTAGAGTTGTTGGTGCTCATACTGATGTAACAAGACTTTTACTACAACAGTCTTCTTTAGATGTTGAGAACTTAATCAGGGATGACCTAACAAAATCAATCGCTACTGCAATTGACTTAGGTGCTCTAGCTGGTTCAGGTTCAAGTGGTCAACCAACAGGTATTGCTAATACTTCAGGTATTAACACTACAACTTTCACTGCTGCTAACCCAACATGGGCAGAAATCGTAGCTATGGAAAGTGCTGTTGCTAGTGAAAACGCATTGAATGGTTCTTTAGGTTACATTTGTAGACCTGCTGACTTTGGTACTTTAAAAACAACTGAAAAGGCTACTGGTACTGCTCAGTTTGTTGTTTCTCCTGACAATAGCATGAATGGCTATAACGTTGTCAGAAGTAATCAAGTAACAAGTGGTGACTTCTACTTTGGTAACTTTGCAGACCTATTAATTGGTATGTATGGTGGATTAGATATAACTGTAGATGCTTATAGCTTAAGTCAATCAGGTGGAGTAAGAATTGTTGCTCTACAAACTGTTGACACTGCTGTAAGACACGCAGTATCTTTCTGTAAATCTTCAGACTAATTAACTGATGCTTAAATGGAATAGGGGTGGAAACACCCCTACCTTAAATATGAAAAAATACTTAATAACAAGCGACACAATCGCAGATGGAAAAAAAGTGAATACAGGTGATGTTGTTGAATTGCCTGAAGGTATTGGACATCAACTTTGCTCTTACAAAAAGGCAGAAGTTTATGTTGCAAAACCTAAAACCAAGAAAGAAGATAGAAGCGTAGGCTTAAAAACTTCTAAAGTAAAAGCTCCAAAGACTAGAGCTAAAAAATAAATCATGCCATTAGAGAGTGCTTTAGATTTTAATGCTTATGTAGATACAACAACAGGGCATGGTGTAAAGGCTACTTTTTTTGAGACTCAAAGCACCCTATGGGATGCTAGAACTGGATTTATAGACTCTTGGTATGACATTGATACTGGAGATGCTTATAGCGTTGACATTATAATTGACCAAGAATATTTTAATATTGGTGGTGGGACTGTTGATGTAGATGGATTTCAGCCAAGAGCAGTTATGAAATCAACAGATGCACAATACATCTCTCATGGAGATAAGTTGCTAGTTGAAGCTATAACAACCAACAAGGGAAATACCCTTGTCCCTGAGACGATGTTTATAGTCAAGACTGTAGAGCCTGATAACACAGGACTACTTTCGTTAATTTTAGAGGAAGAATAATGTCTCAATTTATGCTTGAAACAGAAGAGGATAGGTTGGCCTATCTTGATGCTAAATATGGACATGGTATTGATGCTGTTTATACAAGAAATGGTACATCTTCCAATATTGTAATTATTTTAAATAATGAATATACCGAGCAAGATTTAGGTGTTGGTGTGGAAGCACTAAAGCCTATGGCTACTTGCAGTAGTATCGATGTTCCAAATGCGTCTTATGGAGATACACTAAACGCTAGTGCTGTTAAAGACACTAATGGTAATATATTAAAAGCAGCACAAAACTATACAATAGTTAATGTGCAAAAAGACAGAACAGGTTTTACCGTTTTAATGTTAGAGGAAATATAGTGGCAAATCATATAAGACAACAAATAAGAGAATATTTTGGCACTAATTTAACTGGTTTATCTACAACTGGTGCTAATGTTTACGAATCAAGAGTTTATCCTATAGAAAACTCAAAATTACCAGCACTTATAATATATACAAAGTCAGAAACATCAGAGCCTATTGTTATAGGTACTGATAGGGTTATGAGTAGAGAATTATCAGTAGTGGTGGAAGGATATGCAAAGGCCACTAGTGACTTTGATGATACGATTGATACAATAAGCAAAGAGGTTGAACAAGCAATAGCTGCAGATAGAACACTTGATGGCAAGGCAAAAGATACCTATCTTGAATCAACTGAAATAGAGTTTAATGGTGAAGGTGAAAAACCGCTAGGATATGTGAGTTTGACCTTTTTAACTAATTACTATGTTAAGGAAAATAATCCTGACGTAGCAGTATAGGAGATAATTATGAAATTAATTAGTCCAAATGGTAAAAATTCAGTAATAGCTCAACCTTCAAAAGTTGAGTCATTTAAGAATATGGGTTGGAAGGAAGAAGCAATCCAGTCGAAAGACAAAGTTAAACCTTCTTCCAAGAAAAAGTCGAAAGACGAGGTAAAAGAAAATGGCGATACATAAAGGAAGTGAAGGTACTGTTCATGTAGGGACAGATGCAATAGCTGAAATTAAGTCTTATTCTGTTGAAGAAACTTCTGATACTATTGAAGTAACTACTATGGGTGATGGTTTTAGAGACTATCTACCAAGTTTAACTTCTTTCTCAGGAAGCATAGATGTTTTTTGGGATGAATCAGATACAGCACAACAAGCATTACAGCCTAGCACAGAAGTTACTTTAAAATTCTATGTTGAGGGAGCTGATACTGGTGATAAGTATTACACAGGAACAGCTATTGTTACTGGTTTAAGTGTTTCATCATCATTTGATGGTATGGTTGAAGCATCTATATCTGTACAAGGCAAATCTGCTCTTACACTAGAAACAGCATAATAAGATGTCAGTAATAGATAACGCAAAAAAGCATTTTGCAGAGCAAGATGTAAAAGTAATCGAAGTGCCTGAATGGGGTGAAGATGATAAACCCCTAAGAATATTCAGTAAGCCATTGACGTTAGCTGAAACTTCTAAACTTTATAAAATGAGTAAAGAAGATGATTTAACGATGATGGCTTATGTTCTTATATATAAAGCATTAGATGAAAATGGAGACAAGCTGTTTGATTTAGGTGATAAAAATGCCTTATTAAATAGTGTTGATAGAGAGATATTAGTAAGCGTTGCTACAAAAATTATGGGACAAGAACCCATTGAGGAAACGAAAAAAAACTAATAAAGGATACTAATTTATATGTGCAATACGCACTAGCAGAAAAACTTGGAAAGACTTTGCAAGAACTCCAAGAAATTAGTGTCCACGAATATCAAGGATGGATAGCTTACTTAGAGTTAGCTGAAGAGAAAAGAAACAATGGCAAATAAAAAAGTAAAGTTTGAATTAACCGCAGTAGATAAAACTAAGGCAGCATTTGATAAAGTTACCAAAGGGCTTAAAGGTGTTGGCTCTGTAGCTGGTAAAGCCAGTATGGGCGTAGCAAAAGTAGGTTTAGCTGCAACTGCTGCTGCAACTGCTTTAGCTGCTTTAGTCAAAGTCAATGTTGACTTCATGGATAAGCTAGGTAAAACAGCCGATAAGTTGGGTATAGAAGTTGAATTTTTACAAGCTATGCGATTTGCTGCAGAGCAAACTGGTGTAAAAGTAGAAGCTCTTGATATGGGTCTACAAAGATTTATTAGAAGAGCATCAGAAGCTGCAAGGGGAACGGGAGAAGCTAAAAGAGCATTTGAAATATTAGGAATACAACTAACTGATAATAATGGAAATCTAAGAGATGTAAGGGACTTATTTTTTGAAGTTGCAGACGGTATACAAAATACAAAAATTGCTGCAGATAGGGTATTTTTGTCTTTTAAATTCTTTGATTCTGAGGGTGTTGCATTAGCAAACACTTTGAAAAATGGTTCCGAAGGTTTAAAAGAATTTGAGCAACGAGCAGAAAATCTAGGCATTATTATAAGTAAGCAAAGCATTAAAAAAGCTGAAATGTTTTCTGATGCATTAAACATACTTAAAAAACAAATTACAGCTATATCAGCCAACATAACAGCTGCATTTATTCCAGTTCTTGGAGAAGTTGCTAAAAAATTACAAAAAATATTAGCTGATATGAAAGGTGGCGATACTACTTTTGAGAATTTTGGCAAGGATTTGGCTGTTGGTATTCTTACATTTATGAGAAGTGCATTTATAGGCTTTGTTGGGTTTATGAATGGCATAAAAAAACAAATAGCTGATTTTTCACAGACCAAAATTGGAAAAATGATTTTTCCTGAAATGGCAGATGAGCAAGCAAAGTTAAGAGCAGAATTCAAAGAGACGCAAAAAGAATATACAGATATGCTTCAGCAAATGATGAAGAACACTCTTGAGTTTGACCCAGAAGATGCATTTGCAAATTATGAGCTAACACAAGTAAGGGATGAGCTAATAAGAATAAAACAGCAGTTAGAAGGTGTAAATCCTGAAGATAATGGTTTTATTAAAATCCTTGATGAAATGATTGCTAAAACAAAGGATTATAAACTTGAGGTTAAAGGAATTACAGATGAAGACCCAACTAGCGGTAAGAAAATGTCTGAAGCTGTGTTAAAATTTAAAGATAGTTTAGGTGCAACCAATGATGCTATCTCTAATTTAACAATTGACACAATGAAAACGTTTGAAGACACTTTAGTGGAAGGTCTTAAAAATGGAAAACTAGCATTTCAAGATTTTGCAAATTATGCAATAGAACAAATGCTAAGGATAGCTTTACAAGAAGCGATAATAGCACCCATGACAGGTGGAGTAGAATCTTTCTTTAAAGGCATATTTGGTAAAAAGGCACTAGGTGGTGCAGTAAATGCAGGCAAGCCTTACATGGTTGGTGAATCAGGAAGAGAATTATTTATACCAAATCAAGGTGGACAAATTGTTAGCAATCAAGATTTAAAAGGTGTTAACTCAACACAATCAGCACCCACAGTAAACTTCAACATATCAACAGTTGATGCTGCTGGATTTGACCAGTTACTAACATCAAGAAAAGGACTAATAACATCAATCATTAACAATGCTATGAATACTCAAGGCAAGATGGGGGTTGTATAATGTCAGGACAATTTCCAACAGACCCAAACTTTAGGTCATTATCTTTCACAGATAATAGACCAATACTTTTAAATCAAACTTTATCAGGCAAGAAGTCAGCAAGACAAATTGGTGCACAGTACTTTTCTTTTACAGTACAAATGCCACCAGTTGACCAGTTAAAAGCACAAGAAATATTTGCCTTTTTATCTAAACAAAAAGGTGGCTTTGAAAACTTTACTATTGCAGCACCTTTAAATAACAAAGGTGTAAGCCATAGTGAAACTGATATCCTTGTAAATGGTGCAACATCAGCAGGTGCAAGTGCTGTACCTATGGATGGTTTTTCACACACTAATCATGCATTAAGAGCAGGTGACTTAATTAAGTTTGCAGGTCATTCAAAAGTTTATATGGTTCAAGATGAAGTAACTGCATCAGGTGGTAGTGCTACTGTAAACATACAACCCAACTTAGTTGCTAACGTTGCTGATAATGAAGCTGTTACAACTAATAAACCACTTTTTAATGTATATCTTACAAGTGATGAAATTAGATACACCACAGATATAAGTGGTTTCTATAACATTTCTTTTGATGTAAGAGAGGTTATTGAGTAATGCCAAGAAGCCTTTCAGCAGGTTTACAAACTCAAGTTTCTGCTCAACAAACAAAAACAGCTTTTCTTGTAGAATTAAATCTATCTACTGTTATAAGGCTTACTGATTTTTATAGAGATGTTACTTATGATTCTAATTCTTATGAAGCTGGTGGTTCTTTTTTAGCAGTTGACACAACAACTGAAACAGGGCAATTACAAGTAGATGACATAAATCTTGGTTTTTCAAATGTTACTAACCAAGTAAGACAACTTGTAAGAGACTGGTGCTTTTACTGATAAAGTGGTAGAAATGTATTATAGCTTACTTTGACAGAAAACGAAACATTGGTAGGTGCTATTAATTACTTTACTGGTCAAATAAAAAACGTGAATATTATCAGAAACTTTAGAAAGCATTCGTTGTTAAAGCAATGACTGTTGCTTCACATTGGGCAAATTGGAACTTAACAAAAGGCAGACATTATTCAGATGAATCACAACAATCAGAGTTTACTCAGGTGATAGAGGTTTAGAATATGCCACACAAACTAAATCAGATGTAAGGTGGGGTAGCTAATGCTCTTGGTAAATTTTTTGCAGCTATTGGTAGCATGCAATATAAGGCTTAACAGGCTAGGATGGGCAGCTGGATTTAACCTTAAGGCAATACAGTTACTGCTACTGTACAGTAGCGGTTGGTGTAAAAGGCTACTTACAAGCTAGACAAATGCTGGCTAAAGGTCAGGACATCACTGGCTAACAAAACTGCTGCTGGTGGCAAGATACCAGTCATATATGGAACAAGAAGGGTTGGTGCTCAAATTGTTTATATGGACACAGCACAAAATAGGTCAAAAGATTTGTTTGTTGTTTATGCATTAGCTGTTGGTGAATGTGAAGAGATACTTGGTAGAACTATAGAGATAGATGGCAATAGCATTCTTGATGGCAAGATATACAAAGGCGGTGGTTATGTTGGCTCAGACAAGATATCTTCAGGTAACAACCAGGTTCTTTAAATACTGCATCTCAAGTTGGTGATAATCAATATTCTAGTGCTGGTAATTTAGGAACTAATCCAGCTCTCAGATATTCTTTTGTATTTAACTTGCATCATGGTGCAACCAGTCAAACAGCAGACCCTATGCTTAGAGCATCTATACCCTCTCAGTGGTCAACTAACCACAAATTAAATGGTATCTGCTACATAGCAGCATCCTTTGACTATGATAAGAAAGGTATGTACCAAGGAGTGCCACAAATAACAGTACAGGTAAAAGGTAAAAAGGTTTATGACCCAAGAACTACTAATACTGCATGGTCTAGTAATGCAGCTCTATGTTTTTTAGATTACATACAAAATGATGAATATGGTAAAGGATTAGCTACAGCAGATATAAACATGACTACATTTGAAACTGCTGCTGATAAATGTGATGTATTACAAAATCAACCTTTTTATGGCAGTAGTTATCAGAACGTGACTTGGAGTGGAACTTCAGGCACTAATAGAATAAGAATTAATACCTATGGCGATGCTTTTCAAAATAAAATAGATGAAGTAATAAGCATTAAAGATTCGGGTGGAACAGTTATAGTTGATTCTAAAAACATTGATTCATGGCGAACAGATGAATTTTTTGATGAAACAAGAATAAATGAAATTATTATAGATGATGATATTGGTAGTGATTATGATGATGAAACAGGCTCTATATTTACTCAAGTTAAAAGATTTCATTGCAATGGCTATGTAGATACTAATAAGAATGTCATGGATAACGCTAAAGAGCTTCTTGCAAATATGAGAGGGTATCTTTACTTATATAAATGGCAAGTATGAGTTACAAATAGAAGACACAGGCACATCCACATTTAGCATCACAGATGACCACATTATAGCTGATACAGGCATATCTAGTTGATTATGGTAGTAAAGATAAAAAGGCAAACAAGGTCATTTATTGAATTTTTTAATGCTAATTTAAAATATGAATTAGATACAGCCACAGAATTGCATGATGCATCCCCTGAATTATTACTCAGATGATGGTGAGATATTAGAGATAAAAGCAGAGTTTCCATATACGTTACAGACCCTTATATTGCATCATAATATGGGCAAAAGCTATCTTGCAACTAGAAGTAGAAAGCAGATTACATCAATACAATTCTTAGGAACTCCTGAGATGTATAAGCTAAATATAGGTGATATCGTTGACCTTACCTACTTTCCTTTAAATTTTAATGTAAAAATTTGCAGAGTAGAAGCATTAGAACTACAAGCAAGTGGACTTGTATCTGTAAGTTTAATTGAATATTTTGATGTTTATACATGGGAAGTGCCTGCTCAAGAACCAAGAACAGTTATAGCTCATCCACCCACCATAGGTGCTATACACCCACCTGAAGCAAATACCATTGTATTTACAGACACAGATGCTTCTTCTATTAACAGACCTACTTTAACTTGGACTGAACCCACTGATTTTCCAGTGAGAGAGTTTAGGGTTGATGTTGTTGATGGTTCGAGCAATAACGTATTTAGCAAAATTGTAGACACACCTTCGGTTGATTTAGCTTTTTTACCCAAAGGTTCTAACTATGAAGCTAGCATCACATCCTTTAATGGTGTTGGTATTGAATCTAACGCGTCAACTAAAACTTTCACTATCGCAGATGACCCAGTAAAAACAACTGAGGTAGAAATAGGCAGTGAAACTCTTTCTAATGTTATTGATTATGGAACTATAGCAGGCGGTGGTACACAAAACTTCTTTCAAATAAACACTAGATTAGACTTAGAAGATAGATTTTTATGGAACTCAAATGGCACTAATAACTGGTCATTAGGCACTGGTGGAGATGATGATGTTAATTTATACATAGAAGGTTCAGCAGATAAACTTATAACATTTAAAGACCAAAGCTCTGCATTAGGAAGTGTAAAACTAACTTTTGGAGATGATGTTATTGGAGATTACTTTGCAGACTTTATAACACTAGAATCTGATTGGGCTAATGGCTATGTAACAACTGGAAGTGCTGAATCAAAATTTTATATCAAAGGTAAGGGTTATGATGGCTCTACAGCATCAGGTACTATAGCAACTTTTACATTTAAAGCTGCTAATGGCGTTGGCACCCCATCCGTTGATTTACCAAAGACTGATATTGATGGTAATTTAACTGTAACTGGTAATACCGATTTAGTAGATGTTGTTATAGATGGCGATGCTACAATTTATAATGACCTAAGTGTGCAAGGAATAATCAATGCCACTATAAGCAGTATAAGAATTAGAAATAGAACACCAGCATCAGCTACTGCAACAGGTACAACAGGAACAATAGTATATGATTCAAACTACATATATGTATGCACCGCAACAAACACATGGAAGAGGGTAGCGATAAGCACATGGTAATAGTAAACTAATAAGACACAGAGATTTAATATGGCACAACACGATTACAACTTAGCAAACCAATCAGGGGCAGATTTTAGAGCAGACTTAAACAATGCTTTATCTGCAATAGTAACAGTAAATAGCGGTGCTACAGCACCTTCTACTACCTTTGCACATCAGTTATGGGTAGATACATCAAGTAGTGTTTTAAAGATTAGAAACTCAGCTAATGATGCTTGGGTGACTACAGGGGTTAGTATTACAGCAGACAATACATTTGCTGGTAACTTAACAGGAAACGTCACAGGAAACGTTACAGGTGATGTAACAGGTAATGCTGATACAGCTACAGCTCTTGAAACTGCAAGAACAATAAATGGTGCATCTTTTGATGGTACTGCAAATATATCTTTTGGTACTGACTCAGTAAGCGAGGGTTCTAGCAATCTTTATTATACAAACGCTAGAGTTGAATCTTACTTAGATGCAGGAACTTCTACACCTACTTTTGCAAGTGCAGTTATTAATACTAGCCTAACAGGTTCAGCAATTTTAGATGATGATACGTTTGGAACTGCATCAGTTACAACAGTTGCTACTTCTGAATCAATCAAGGCTTATGTAGACAGCCAAATAGGTAGTGTAGATACATTAGCTGAAATACTTTTAAATGGTAATACAACAGGCGGTACTGATATAGCTTTTGGCGATAATGATAAAGCCATATTTGGCACAGGTTCAGATTTAGAAATTTATCATGATGGTAGTAATAGTTGGATAAAAGATGCTGGTACAGGTGATTTAGTAGTTAGGTCATCAACAAATATTTTCTTACAAGATGCAACAGGTGCAAACAATTACGCTAAATTCACAACTAATGCAGTAGAACTAAGACATAACAATGATGTACGTTTTACTACAACCTCAAGCGGTGTAAATATTGTTGGAACAGTAACAAGTGATGGTTTGACTGTTGATGGTAATGCAAAGCTTTCCAACACTGATGGAACTACTCTTAGACTAGAAGGTAGTGGTGCAAGTTCAGGTAATCTGCTTGGTAGAATAAAAGCAGAAACATCATTAGCATTAAATGGAGATAATCCAGCATCTATTAAGTTTGTATCAGCAGGTACTTTATCAGGATATCATGGTGGTCGTATTCAACTGTATACAACCAATAAAAATTCAACAGGCGAATTATTAAGATTAAATGTAGCAGAGACAGGAGACATCTCCTTCTACGATGACACAGGTACATCACAAGCTCTTTTCTGGGATGCAAGTGCTGAGAGTTTAAGAGTTCCTACTTTAACTATTAGTGACGGAGGTATTACAACTACGGCTGCTGCTGGAGACCACACAGTATTTAATTCTACTGGTGCAGATGCAGACTTTAGAGTTCGTACAGGTGCTAACACGCACTCGTTGTATGTTCAAGGAAATACAGGCAATGTTGGAATTGGAACTGATTCGCCTGATGCAGCTTTAGAAGTTAATAGCGGTGGCGGTATTCATTTAACTGATAATACAGTAGGTAGAACTTTAATAATTAAACCAAGTTTAACTGGTTCAGTTCACGAGTTTACAAGTGATAACACAGCAGCAGGATATGCTTTCTCTAATAGCAGTTCTGAGTTAATGAGACTAACACCAACAGGTCTTGGAATAGGCACAAGTTCGCCACAGGCTAAACTTCATATTGATTCAACAGGAGATGCTTTACAATTTACTAGAACAGGTCAAGAAACATATAAAGTTACACATGGTACGTCAGGTCTTTATACATTACTAGGCTCTACGATAGCTATAGGAGTAACACAAAACCACGACTTTGGAGTATATGATAATACAGGAAGCCAATATGCAATGTTTGATGGTTCAACAAGTCGTGTTGGAATAGGCACAACTTCGCCAAGTGCTAAGTTATCAATACATGCAGCAGTAAATAATCCTACTATAGAAATAGTGCCTACTACAGATGAAAATTCTGCTGATACCGCAGTTTTAAGGTTATGGGGAACTAGATTTGGTACAGCTAATAGATACTCAGAAATTAGAAATGTAACTGATGGTTCTACAGCAAATAACGAGCTTGCTTTTAATACTAATGGTAGTGAAGCACTCAGAATAGATAGTAGCCAACGTGTTGGCATAGGCACAAGTTCGCCAAACCTACCTTTAACAATACTTGGTGATGATTCAGACCCAGCATCAAGCGGTGCTACTGCAACTGGTGCATTACAAATCCAACAACCAACAAATAATGTTGTATTAGAAGCTGGTGTTAAAGCTAATTCAAGTAGATATGCTTGGTTACAAGCAACACATAAAGCAGACCATTCATCTGTTTATAATATGGCTTTGAACCCTAATGGTGGAAACGTTGGCATAGGAACTGATTCGCCAAGTGCAGCTTTAGACGTTGGTGGTCAACATCTTCTCCAAGACAATTACGATGCTACTGGTGCGGTATTTAGACGTAATGGTACTTATGGTTCTGTAATTTCTCTTGGTAGACAAGGAGTTGGAGATGGTGCAACTTTAGATTATCCCGCAGATAATACATTGGCTTTTTCACTAAATGGTAGTGAGAGAGCAAGATTCGATTCCTCGGGCAATTTTTTAGTTGGGAAGACCTCCACAGCAGTATCTGCTACAGGAATACAATTACAGCCAAATGGCAACTCTGCATTTATAAGAGAAGGCGGTACAGTTTTATATTTAAACAGAAAAACTAATGATGGAATTATTACTGCGTTTAGAAAGGATAATACAGCAGTTGGCTATATTGGTACTGCTAGTGGTACTTTAGTAGTTGGTACAACCAATGGTTCAGGCTCATACTTAAAATTTGGTAGTAATGTTGTAGCACCAGTAGATGTTAATGGTGCAGTTCGTGATAACGCCATAGATTTAGGACAGACTAACGCAAGATTCAAAGACCTTCACCTTTCAGGAACAGCTAATGTTGGTACAAGTGTTGGTATTGGAACAACTTCGCCAAGCGAAAAGTTACACGTTGTTGGCGGTGCTGCTACTGTTAAAATTGAATCTAGCACTAACGAAGCATCTTTAAAATACGACAACTCAACAACTACTGGTGCAATAAAACTAGCCAATAATGATTTAAAGACTGAATTAGGCGGTTCTGAGGTAATGCGTATATTAGCTAATGGAAACGTTGGCATAGGCACAACCAACCCAACAAGCACCTTGACTGTTGATGGCACTATTAATGGCATAGGGATTAAGGCAGGCGAAACTGATTTTATTGATAGTATTCTTATAAGTGGTAATGGTGCTACAGGAACTTTATCAAGTGCAACCTCAAATACAGGCTTAGGTTCTCAAGTTTTAGCAAACTTAACGTCAGGTGCTAGTAATGTTGCTGTTGGTAGGTCAGCACTAAACAGTCTTACTACAGGTGGTAGTAATGTTGCAGTTGGTAGGTCAGCACTATTAAACAACACAACAGCAAATAATTGTACAGCAATGGGTTTTTCTTCATTGGGTTCAAATATATCAGGGTCAAATAATGTTGCTGTAGGTAGCCAAGCTTTAAGCGATGTCACTACAGAAAGTGGTAATACAGCAGTTGGTAGTGCGTCACTAGCAAATAATACAGCTTCAGAAAATACTGCAATAGGTAAAGATGCTGGACGTTCAAACACTACTGGTAATAAATTAGTTGCTGTAGGTTTTGAAGCCTTAGAATTAAATACAACAGGTAGTGCTAATACTGCTATAGGTTATGAAGCCCTTCTAAACAATACAACTGCAAGTAACAATACCGCAATAGGTCGTCAATCTTTACGTTCAAACACTACTGGTAGCAGTAATACTGCGATAGGTGATGAAGCCTTAGAAAATAACACTACAGGATTTGCTAATACTGCTGTTGGTTCGTATGCCTTAAGATTTAATACTACTTCAAGTGCTAATGTAGCTTTTGGTTATCAAGCACTTTATAACAGTACTGGTCAAAGTAATGTTGCGGTAGGCTATACAGCTTTATTTGCGAATACTAGTGGTTCTGATAATACTGCTGTTGGTAGAAATGCTTTAGTGGCTAATACAACAGGTGCTTATAATGTTGCTGTTGGTAAACAGGCTTTAGACGCTAATACATCGGGTGCCAACAATACTGCTGTAGGTTATCAAGCTGCAAAAAGTGTTACAACTGGACAACGTATAACAGCAATTGGTTATGGTGCAGGTGATGCTTATACAGATGAATCCAGTGCAACTGCTATAGGTTGGAATTGTTTAGGTAATGCAACTGTTAGAGGAACAGGAACAGGTGCTTATTGTTTATCATCTTTAACAACTGGCGGTAGTAATGCTGCATTTGGTTACTATGCAATGAACGCTACTACTACTGGTGCAAATAATTCTGCATTTGGCGATTCTGCTATGCAATCCAATACAACAGGTTCTTCTAATGTAGCAGTGGGTAGACAGGCTTTAAAAAGCAATACAACTGCAAGTAACAATACCGCAATAGGTTTTGAGTCACTCTTTAATAATGAAACAGGAACAGGCAATACTGCTGTAGGTTATAGGTCTTTAAGAGGTGCAGGTAGTGCTACTGCAAATTATAATACTGGATTAGGGCATTTTACCCTTTATGCTTTAAGCACAGGAACAGGTAATGTTGCTTTAGGTCATAATGCAGGTAATGATATAACCACATCTAGTTACAATACACTTGTAGGTCAAAGTGCAGGAGAAAAAATAACTACTGGTGGTAATAATACAGCAGTTGGAAGAAATGCAGGTGATTCAATAACCACAGGCTCTAATAATACTTGTATCGGCTATCAAGCAGACGCAGCTTCTGCAACTGCAACCAACTCAATCACACTTGGTAATGGCGGTATAACAAGTTTACGCTGTAATACTTGTTAAAGGCATGAAAGAACAACAAGAACAAATAGAATTTTTAAAAGAAGAAATTGCTAACTTAAAAGGAGAATAACATGGCAAATACATACAATTGGGATTGCAAAACAGTAGACGTTTATCCCACATACGAAGAACACAGTGACACAGTTTACAATGTGCATTGGAGATTAAACGCTGAGAGCAGCGAGACACACGAAGTAGATGGTCAAGAAGTACCATACACAGCTAGTGTTTATGGCACTCAGTCTTTATCACTTGATGATATTGGTACAGACTTTGTACCTTTTGCAGACTTAACTAATGCAGTAGTTACTGGTTGGGTTGAGGGCATCATGGGTGAAGAGGAAGTAGCAAACTTAAAGTCTGCTTTAGATGCTAAGATATCTGAAGAGATAACACCTACGACTGAAACAAAAACTATAGGCGAGTAGATGTGTACTTTTGTACAATTAATTATTGTAATAGGTGTATCTTTATTTATAATAAATAATAAGAAGCCTGAATGGGTAACTTACATAAAAAATAAAATACTTGGAGAGTAATATGAGTGAAGAGAAAAATACAATCATTAATTTTAATGGTAGAGAATATACAGCAGAAGACCTAAACGAAGAGCAAATGGGTTTAGCTGTTGAGTTAAACGTAGCTGGAAGAGAACTAGCCGAGCTACAAAGAAGCTACAACTTATACAATATGATTAATAATCATAAGAATATATTAATTGAAGCTTTTGATAAAACTCTACCTAAAGAGGAAGTAATAGAGGAAGAATAATGGCTGAACGTAAGACAATTGCATCAGTAGCATCAGACTTAGAAAAGCATGATGCAATATGTCAAGAACGTTGGAAGACCATCTACCGAAAAACAGATGATTTGCAAAACTCAGTCAATAGCACAAAGGCTTGGTTGGTTGGTGGTCTTACTACAATAGTAGTTGCATTATTTACCTTAATAGTAAAAGGCTTATTTTGAGCATTACCAAAATTGCTGAAGTAGCAAATAACGTCTTGGATAAATTTGTTCAGGATAAAGATTTAAAAGAACAATTATCACATGACTTACAAAAAGAACTTATATCGCTTGATAAAGCACAAATTAGCCTTAATGCTGAAGAAGCGAAGAACGGGAACTGGTTTGTATCGTCATGGAGACCCTGCATTGGATATGTTTGTGGGTTTAGCCTTTGCACTCATTACATTATCCTGCCTATCGCAACTTGGATAGCTGTAGTCAATGGAACAGATTTAAAACTTGAAGCTCTTGAGTTTGATTTTTCACAACTTACTACAATTCTTTTATCCTTACTTGGCATGTCATCACTTAGAACATTTGAAAAAACAAAAGGAATCCACAGCAAATAATATGTACGATAAAGTAAAAGAAATGCTTATAAGGCATGAGGGTGTTATGTGTACCCTTTATAAATGCAGCGAATCGCGGTGGACAATAGGTGCAGGAAGAAATTTGGAAGACAGAGGTATCACAGAAGAAGAAGCTATGTATCTGCTTGATAACGATATTAAAAGAGTTATGAATCAATTAGATGAATACTGGACTGTTTGGCGTAGCTTTCCTGAAAAGGGTCAAATGGTTTGCCTTGATATGTGCTTCCAAATGGGCATACAGGGATTCATGGGCTTTAGAAGGACAAGAGCTTTAATGGAAATGGGTATGTGGCTGGAAGCATCAGAAGAGTTGCTAGACAGCAAATATGCTATACAAACTCCAAACAGGGCAAATTACAATTCAAGACAACTTGCACTATGTGTTAAAGATGCCAAAAAAAACATCGGAAGACCATCAAGGTAATTCAAGGCTAGGTGCTTTGGGTGAATCCCTAGTACAAACATTCCTACTGGAATATGCAGACTTTGTTTATCCAACCCAAGACAAACATCCTGCTGATTTATTATTTGAAGCCAATAATGCAAAATACACAGTCCAAGTCAAAACAAGAAGAAAGTCTAAAGAAGGCAAATTTACTTTTGCTGTTGAGAAGCAGAGAAATATGTCAGAGATTTATAAGAACTACCATTGTGATATTCTTGCTTTTGTTTTCTTTAGCCAAGAATATAAGCGAATTATCTTCAAGCCAAATACTACACCGCAAAACTATTTTACCTTTAGTGAAAAAGTTATAACCCCAACCCTAGAAATAGACTCTTTACAAGAAACCCTAGACACACTTAGTCAAGTGCCAGTTCTTAATCCTTTAAAATAATTTATATATAACTATTGACATTTAAAAATACTTATGTATAATAGGGGTATGTTAAATAAAAGTAAGGAGTTAAACAACTTAGAACACTGTTGTGCCTTAGAAAGTTTAATGGGTGGAAACTATAACAATGAACAGCAAAAAGAATGGCTTAAAAGATTCTCTGATGTTTGGGAACGAGTAGAACAAAGGAGTATAACAAGATGACATTTGCAGATACCTTTAGAGATGATTTCTATATTTGGGAAGACCATATAGAAGGCATAAACAAACCTGTTCTTTGGGAATACAAGAATAGGGATAAATGCTTTTACCAGTACCCTATCTATAGAAAGTCAGATTATAAAATCTTGATTCATCTAACCAAAGAAGAAAAGAAGATTGCTTTAGATTTCCTAGAGCAACTACATGCACCTCTTAATGAGGAGACTAGGCAACATAACAACGAGAAGGCAAAACTAAGGAGATTGAAATAATGGAGTTAAATAAAAAAGAATTAAGCGTTTTATGTAGTGTTTTAAATGGTGTCAATTCTACAGCATCAACACATATACCATTCAGCAAAAAATATGGAATAGAAGAACACATTAACGAACATCTAAATTGTAGAGAGATTGATTCATTGCATACAAAATTATGTAACCAATTAAGTGAGTGGGTAAAATAATGGAATATGTAATCATGTTAATAGTGGGATATATATCTTGCTTGGTAATACTAATGGCGATTGAGTCAGAAAAAAGGAGAGATAAATGGAAGTAGTATTTAATATAGTAGGTGGCGGAGAAATCCGCCTACCCAAGAGAGAGGTCAGGGGTTATTACAAAGACTTCTTAACAGGTGAGACTAAAGTGCAAGTTGGTGAGTCTGAACATAAGGTCAGAGAGTCTTTAACTGAGATTGCATACCTTATGGGGGCGGTTAAATAATTATGTTTTTTATAATTAAGAATGAGAGATATGATGGTGTTGTATATGCAGAAACATTACATCAACTTCTTTGGCAAGTAGATTCAGCGTTTGGATGTCCATTTAGTTGTTATTATTACCCATCACAATATAAAAATTTTAGTATTACATGGGATTCCAACAACAATATGATTGACTCAGAAGGTGGTGACGTTATGGAAGAATATGACTTTATTAATATTGACATAGATAATATTTCTGAAGATACCACTAATGAGGAGTGGTTTGAACAATACGATTTTTATTATGGAGCTGATTTTTTATCTTATGATGTTAAGGATTTTTGTGAAGATTTCTTCCAACCCCAAAACTTAAATACTTATAAAAAATACAATGCTTTGGATTTAAGGGAAAAAATTGAAAATTTTGAGGTGAACAAATGATAGAAGAACTAAAAGCATACCAACCTAAACAACGTGGCAAGGCTTGGGTTTGTGATGATATACCTAACAAGGATTACCACAAAGGCGTAGGTATAAGCAGTAGTTATATTAGAAGGTTTGGTGAATCACAGCTTCATGCAATAGAACATAAACAAGAGACTACACCTGCAATGAGGTTTGGAACTGCTGCTCATTCACTGCTCGTTGAAGGGCAAGAAGCTTTTGATAAGGAAGTGGTTGTCATCACTGGTAGTCCATACACTAAGGCAAATAAAGAATTAAAAGAAGAGTATGAAAAGAGAGGTCTTACTGTAATTAAAGAAGCAGACGTAGAACTAATAGAAGGCATGAAGGATAAGATGATTTATGAAGGCAATACTTATCTTGATGCTAAAGGCAAGTTGGCAGAGTCTAGTTTCTACTGGTATGAAGATGATGTTCTTTGTAAATGTAGACCTGACCTAATATGTCCACCTTTAGATAATCCAAATAGCACAGATGAGATAGTGATTGTAGATTACAAGACTACACAATCAGTTGAACCTTATGCCTTTGCAATGTCAGTTAAAAAGTATAGATATGATTTACAGGCATCATTTTATAGACGTGGCATGGAAGCAGCTGGGTATAAAGTAGATTCATTTGTGTTTGTAGCACAAGAGAAAACATATCCTTACGCATCTAAGGTATTCAAAATGACTAAAGAACAGATGGATTTTGGTTGGTCAATCATGGAAACATATTTAGAGAACTATAAGGAATATCAGAAGGGCAAACCTCTATCTGTTTACAATAGTCCTAATGTTGTTGAGTTGGTGTTGTAAGGGTTAATTATGGGCAAATTGTATAATGATTCTGAATGTATATTTGTAAGTGGTTATAGTGTTGAAAGAATATCTTATGCTGACACAAAACCATTTATCTTAGATATTCATTATGCAAAACGTATGCCTTCTATAAGTTATGCCTATGGTTTGTTTAAAGATAATAATTTAATAGGAATGGTAAGCTATGGTTCACCACCATCACCAGCTTTGTGTAAAGGTATTGCTGGTGAACAGAACAAAGGATTGGTTATAGAATTAAACAGGCTTGTTTTAAAGAACAACGAAAAGAATCAAGCATCAATACTAATAGGTGCATCATTTAAGTTGCTACCTAGACCCAAAATTATTGTTTCCTATGCAGATACTGAGCAAGAGCACATTGGTGTTGTTTATCAAGCTACCAATTTTATTTACACAGGCTTATCAGATAAGAGAAAGGAGTGGAGATTAAAGGGTAGTAATATACACAGTAAAACAGTATGTGAGACGTATTCTTTAGAAGAAAGAAAGAATAATACTGATAAGTTTGAACAAGTTGATAGACCTAGAAAGCATAGGTACATCTATTTTATTGGTGGTAAGAATGAGAAGAAGGGTTTGCTAAAACAATTAAATTATAAAATACAGGATTACCCTAAAAGACAAGAAGGGCAAAAAAGATAATGAGAGTAGTAGAGTATTATATGGAGAGTTTATCCTTTGCCCTTAAGGATAGTATAAGGTTTTTGGATGGAGATGTAATAAAGTCTTTGCTTTATTATGAAATAAATTTTAATATGAATATGGAGAGTAAATAATGGACGAAATAATCAAAAAGGCACTTTGGATTCCTGAAGAGCTACATAAAGATATAAAAATCTTTGCAATACAAAACAGCCTAACAATAGAACAGGCTAGTCAGATGCTAATTAAACTTGGCATAGTGTCTTATGAAGAGGATAAAAACAATGACTGAGTTTAGCGACATAGTAGAGCTACAAAGGCTAAAGCTTAATCAAGAGAGAGATGAATGGTATATCCATGTCAATAATGGAGCAGGGTATACAGAGGTTAAGCAAGGCAATACCTTGACCATCACACATCATGCAACTGGTAAAAAAGAGGTTATAACTGATGCCAATTAACAGTAGAACCAAAGGTGCAGCATTTGAAAGGGTGATATGCAATAAGATAAACACTTATCTTGCATCTAAAGGTAGTAGAGAGACTGTTAAAAGAAACTTAGACCAGTATCAAACAAAAGGTATGGCTGATATCTACTGGGGAAACCTAGCCATTGAATGTAAAAGATATAAAGGTAATGGCAAAAGTGACATATTTAAAAATGACTGGTGGAATCAAGCGGTTGATAGTGCTAATGATAACTTGATACCAGTATTAATTTATAAGTATGACAGAAGAAAGATTATGTGTGTCATACCCTTATGCCTTATGGAAAGTGGTTACAAGAAGAATTGGCAACAATACTATATGTGTCCACTATCAGAAGTTTGTGAGAGGTTAGATGAGGTCATTAAAAAGTCAAATGGACTTATATAGTTATTTACTAGAAGAAGATTTTGAACAATATTGCAGATTGGCATTTGAGAGGATACAAACTGCATGTGATTTCCTTGGCATTATAAATGACGAGGATTATGAGGGTTTTAAGGAACGGTGTTACACCCAACTTGAAACTGATTATATAAATAGTATTGATATAACAATACATTAACCATATAGGAGTATTTATGGATATATTAGGTGGAATGCAAAATTCCGAAGAAAAACCGCAAATTTATTTTGGCTTTAAAACATTGGGTCAACAATTTTTTGCAAATGGAGAGACACCAGTTGAGTTTAAATACTTACAACTTGATATTGATACATTCAAATCAGGTTGGGGTAGATATACAAAGGCTGATGGCTTTGAATATAAATGGGATGCAAAGTTTGGTGTTGTTGATGCTAAACCTGCTGACGATTGGAAAAGAGCTTTTTCTTGTTGGGTAATGCCAAATGGTGGTCACGCTATGTTATGGCAAAGGTTTACTTTTGCTGAATCTAGTGCTTTTAACAAGATACTAGGCACTTTTTGGCATGAAAAGGATGCCAACGTAGGTAAGTTACCAGTAGTTGAATACAAAGGTAGTAAGCCAATACAAGTAGGTATGGGAACTTCATCAGAGTTATCTTTTGAATTTTCTAAGTGGGGTGATAGAGGTTTTAATGTGCCTGAGTGGTATGTTGACCCTGATGCACCAGTTAGTGATGATGATGGTTTTGTTTCTCCAAACGAGGGACTAGCTGACTTAGTTAATAAGGCTGAGGAAGATAACAGTGATGTGCCATTCTGATGCAGTCAATTGATTGGCAGAAAATAGCACCTGAAGTTGCAAAGCAATTGCTTGGTGAACCTAGTAGTAGCTCTTCTAAAGAGCTACGCTGGGGTAATAAGCAAAGCAAAGTCCTTACATTAGAATCAGGGACTTGGTATGACTTCGAAGAAGATGTAGGTGGTGGCATCATCGATTTAATTAAACATTTGAATCAAGATATTAATACAGTTTTAAAACAATTTGGTTACGACCAAGCATTGCCCTCTGACTCCTTACTCAGCGTTAGTGGACTCCCCCAAAATAACACTAACAAGGGCAATGCAAGGTCTTTTACAAAAGTCCAAATGAGGGAGCTTCATTCCCAAGCAATAGTTAAGGTTCAATATGCTACTAACTTTTGGGTTATGAGGTTTCCTGAAGGTCATCCTATTAAACAAAAATATGCACCTTTTAGTATGAATCCTGACGGTTCTTGGTCTATGCGAAGACCTGAGGGCTTGTTACCTATTTATTCTACTAATAAATTTCCTGATAAACCCATCATTATTAATGAAGGTGAGAAAGCATTGCGTGGATGTGAAGCTATAAGAAAGGATGGAGATGCTTGTACATGGCATGGTGGCGTTAATAGTTGGCAAAAAGCTGACTGGTCACCTATCTATGGAAGGGATGTTTGGATATTCCCTGATAATGACGAAGCTGGCAAGAAGGTTGCTAATGAGATTTCTAGCCACCTAAAACAAAATGGTTGTAGTGTTTTAATTGCTGAACCACCAAAAGAATTTAAAGAAAAAGATGATTTATGGGATGCGTATGAATCAGGTTATTTTGCAGACTCTAAATCATTGGAAGATTACATAAAAAGCAATACAGCTAAGAGACCAAAAGGAAGTTTATATTTCCAAACAGTAAATGAGATTATGGCTAATATTACAGAGCCTGATTGGTTGGTAGATAGGTGTATAGAACGTGGAACAGTTACTTCTATATTTGGAGCACCTAAGACAGGTAAATCATTTGTGGCTATTGCTATGGGTTGTGCGGTTGCCACAGGTAAAGATTTTTATGGATATGATACTAAACCATCAACTGTACTTTATCTTGCGGGAGAAGGCACAAATGCAGTTGGCCGCCGCATAAAGGCATATGAACAGTTTTATGGCATGAACTTAGATAAGAAACCTTTACTTGTATCAAATAGGGGCTCAAGAATTGGTGATGATGAAGAGTTTGCTATCTTGCAACAGGTTTGTAGAGATATAGAAGCTGAGAACAATGGTATAGGTATGATTATCATCGACACCTTAGCTAGAAACTATGGTTTAGATGAGAACAGTACCAAAGATATGAATACGTTTATACAGCGTGTGGATATGCTTAAAGAAGAGTTTAATGCTTCTATAGTGATAGTACATCACACTGGTCATGGCTCTTCAGCAAGAGCAAGAGGAAGCTCTGTATTACCAGCAGCACTTGACTACGAATTTAGGGTCAAAAGAAGTGGTGATGATGAAGCTATGCTTGTATCTGTTGACCAAACACTTGTTAAAGATGGTAGACCAATACAACCTATGAACTTTAAGTTCCATGAAGTAGAAGTCTTTGGATTTAGTAATGTTACTTCAGGTGTACTGAAACTTACACTTGAATCACCTAGGGAAACCATTATTAAAGGTGCAAGAAAAGAAACGATAGAAGCCATAGAAGCGTATCAAAAGGAAAAAGAACCTAATGACCCTATTAGCGTTTGGGTTAAGTATTCAATATTATTAGCAAGAATGGATATTAAAGACAGTGCATTGAAAAGTAGGTTGAACGATTTGAAAGCACATGATTTAGTTCATTACAAAGAAGGTTATGGATATCAGTCAAAATCCTTCGACAATGAGGTGTTTTAACATGGTTGGTTTTTTGGTTGGTTTTGGTTGGTTTTGGTTTGGTATTTTTGCCCAAATTAACAAAAAGTTGGTTGGTTTGGTTTGCTTTTCTAAAGCAACCAACCCAAACCACTATGAATTTCACGATTGGAGACCCAACCAATGAAAACATATTTAGACGAATCATTAGAGACTAAGTTGTGTGAGCTTAGAACTTATGAAGCTGAAAGTTTTGAGAAGTGGGGAAGCAGGAAAAGAATATTTAAGATGTTGGGTGTTGATTTTGAAATTAAGTTTTGCAGAGCAGAGACAATGTTAAGGGACACACTTTACAAAGGTAAGGTTAAAGAAAAGTTAAAGATGGTTGATATGATGCTTAGAGCCTTTGTAGCCCTTAACAAGAAATGTGAAGAGAGTGGTTACATAATGATTCAACCTAATGCTAGGTGTTTTAACTTTGATAAGAAGACTGCTTTAGTTTGTGATACTGATGATGAGAAACCTATCTTACAAAAGATACACAAAAACGAACCTGAGATGATGATATTTAGCATAGAAGAATTATTAAGATGTATACCTGAAGACTTCATGAAGGCTAAAGAGCTGTTATCTAAACTAGATAAGGCTGTTAATTTTAAGAGGATAAAGCATGACTAAGTGGCATGGTGGTAAAGGGTCTAAAAGACGCAAAGAAGATAAGAAAAAGATTGATGACAACTGGGATAAAATCTTTGGTAAAAATAAAAAGAAGGAAAAGAAAAAGAAATGAGTAAATTTCATAATGAAGACCTACCTTATGGAGAAGCTGGTGAAAGATTTGTTCTTAATATTATCAACAGGAAGCATCCAATGGCTTATAAGATGCAAGGCAATTTTAAAGAATATGACATTATGATTCCTGAAACAAACAAGACGGTTGAGGTTAAAAGGGATAAGAACACCGACAAAACTGGTAATGCCTTTATAGAAACTTACTGCAATCATGTTGAGTCAGGTATCAATGCAACCACCGCAGACTACTGGGCATATCTAACCAAGACTATGTTGTATTGGATTAAGTCAGATGATATGAAGAGGTGCATTAAGGACAACAACATAATAGAAGGAAAGAACTATAGGATTGATGGAAAGATTATTGATGCTTACTTGATTCCAATAGATATATTTAAAAACTATTGTATGAGGGTAGATGAGCTTAATCAGGAGCAAAAGAATCAATTAAATTTGGAAATGTTAAATGATGATAGATAAGTTTTTGGAGTGGTCTTTTCAACAACAGGCCAATAAATTATATAAAAGGAGAAATGATATGAGTATAGATAAAGTAACACCGCAAGAGTGGGATAGATTAGAGAAGATAAAAGGAGTTAAATATGATTCAGTTCATAGGCCAAAGCATTATAACAATGGGTCTATAGAATGCATTAGTTACATTAAACAACAGTTAGGTGCAGAGTTTCCTAGCTACTTAGAAGGCTCAGCTATTAAGTATATTCACAGACATCGCATGAAGCACAATAATAATATAGAAGACTTAGAAAAGGCTAAATGGTATATTAATAAGTTAATAGAACATTATGAAAACTTATAAATGAAGGTAGATAAGAAAAAACTAAAGGAAATGATTAAGCAAGGTAAGTCATCACACGATGCAGCCATGTCCTTTGGTTGTAGTCCATCTACCGCTAGAAGAAAAGCTAAAGATAGCTCTGATAGCCCCCACGGTTCGAGCGCACGACGGACACGTCGCTCCCCGGGCCCGGCACCGGGTCGCCGAGCGACCGCGCGGCGTCCTCGCGTCCGCGACGAAACTTGCGCAGCCCGAGCGGCACCAGATCACGCACCAACGCCTCGCGCGCGTCGTTCGTCAGCGTGAATACGTGCACGACGTCTGCGTCGGCCGCCGGGCTCGACGTCGACGCCTCGGCGATGTCGTAGGCGTCGTGCGTTTGGAAAAAGCTGTCCCGGTCGAACGCTTTTTGGCCGTCGTTGAGCGGCCGTGGACGCGCCGTGGATGCGTCGATGCGCGCGAGGGTGGCGATGTCGACCGCGTGTACGCCGTCGGCGGCCGCTATCAGCGTCGGGAGGTTCATGACGCGCGCGCGAGACGACGACGACGACGACTGCAGCGCTCGAGCTTTCGTTGTTGGTTATTAAAGTCGCGACTTACGACGACGGTAATTTTAGCCTTGGAACCCGACCAAACCTCGACCCTCGACCGAGGGCGTGTACGCTTGACCACCCTTACTTTTGTTTTTGGCGACTTTGCCCACGAGCTGACGAACGCGACGCTGGTCGGCGGTTTGCGTGCGAGCTTTGATTTCGCTCGGGTCGATTTCGAGACGCGGCTGCTTGACGTACTGCGTCGACGAACGCTCGGGAACCATGGCGTGGTGGCGGTAACCGCGCTCACCATACTTTGGTTCGTCGCTCGCCGCGTCCGCGTTCGTACCGACGTCGGCGGAATGGTCGACAGCGCTCGTCTTGCTCTTTTTCGGGCGACGTTCGTCCGTATCGACGGTTTCCCGGCCGACGTGAATATCGCCGTAGTGCGACGAAAGTTCGTACACCGGACGCGACCACTTCTCCACGAGCTTCTTGCACACAGTTCTGTTTTTTGGCGTCTCTTCCTCGAGCGTGGACAGGAATAGGATGTTTCTACCCAGTCCCGATCGCTTGAGCTCATCCTTGCGTTCGTGCGAATCCGTCGACACGGGTAACTGCTCGATGAGCTTGATTAAGCTCGTACGTATGGTCAAGTTGGGCAAGTTTCCATCGGGCAACAAGTCTAACCACGCTCGAAGGACGCTCAAGAGCCCGTGGCGCAAAAATGCTTCGTGCAATTCCACCATTTTCAACTTGCGTTCCACCTCCGGCAAGAGCTTCAACTTCTTCACCGCCGGCTTCCCCGCGGCGTACGCCCGCGCGTCTTCCTCCACCGCGATCTCCATCTTGGACAAAAAGTCTAACACCTCCATTCTCGCCGTCTCATCGCTCTTCTTTCTGCGCTTCCCCTTCCCGCCCGGCGCGAACAACTTTTCCAATTCGTCGTCGCTCTCCTCCGCCTCGCTCGCGTACCCAACCTTCCCATCCTCATCGTCCGACATATTCGCCCATTTATCCTTATCCGCCACTCCATCGTCATCGATGAACGCGTCGTCCTCCGCCGTTCGCGGCGCGACGTACTCCTCGTTCTGTATGGCGTCGAAATCGACGCCGCCGTCGTCCCGTCCCCGGCTCTTACCCTCGCGTCCCCCCTTTCCTCGTTCCTTCTCTTTCCGCCCTCGCTGTTTCTTCGCCTTCAACCGTCGCAGCGCCGCGTCGTCCTCGTCGTCGTCGTCCTCGTCGTCCGCGACGCGTCCGCGCGCCTTCCCCGCGTCGTTCGCGTCGTCATCGTCTTCGTCGTCCGATCCAAACAGATTCGCCAGCACCTCCTTCTTCGCGTCCTCGCTCGCGCGTTCGCCGTCGCTCGCGCGCGGCGCGTTCGCGTCGTCGTTCGCGCCGTCGCGCGGCGCGTTCGCGTCGCTCGCCGCCAT